TACACCTCACGCAGCACCATTACTGGCAGTGCAAGAACGCCTACGAATATAGACGTGATAAACCATCCGATAGCACCTTGTCGGTTTCGCTTGTTCTCGTCGTAGCCTTCATCTACCACATCAAGCTGCGCTGCCTTGTAAAAGATAAAGAGCGTTGTCGCTCCCAATATGATGCAGTTCAGTAGCATCAGAATTTCTCTTATATCCATATCCGTTAATTTTTATTGTTATCCATTGCTTCCTCTACTGCCTCGCCGATGTCTTCGTTCTTCCTCTTGATGAGAGCGATGATAAGGCGTTTTATAGAGAACGTGTTTTTGATTCCGTGTAGTGCGCATACGTGTCCTACAATGCTGTCTATCTCCCAGATGCACCCGAAGCCCAAGCCGATAGCTGCCGTTGTGACGTGGTTAGCCCAGCCGAGCGGTTCAAAGATAGCCAAGCCGAGCACGGAGCCGAGTATGAGGTATGTAACGTAGTCCACCGCCTTATTGCACGTTCTGCGCCCAGCTCTCGAAAAGCGGAAGTGTTCACGCTTTTTTAGACTCTCCGACACACCGAACCAAAAGTCGGCGACGATAAGAACGACAATAAGAACGAGCATCCAACGTAAATCGAACAGAGCGGTAAGCGCTTCCGTGCTCATGGTGCCAACCACGAAAGCCTTACCTGTACTTGTAGTGATATTTCCTGCCATTTTATATTGTGTTTTCCGTGTTATTCGATTGTTATCCAAATCTGCTCGCCTCTCTCGTCCGCAGCCTTCAGAATAGGGTAGAGCTTGCGGAACGTTGCCGTTGAGTTGAGCACCTTGCCCTTCTCCTTATTCTCGCCGACAAGGATGCAGCCATCCGTGTCCTTCGCCGTGTTGCCGATGTGTATCAGCACGCCTTGGTAGCCGGGCGTATTGCACAGTCGCGGCAGTCTGCCCTTGCAGAACTGATACTGCGCCCGACCTCCGAAGCGTGGCGATACCGTCTTCATATCGACGAGGTATCTGCCAGTCGGTATGGCGGTTTCGCCGTGTACCTTCACTCCGCATATCTGCGCCACCGACATATTAGATGTCAGTCCTCTGTCCTTGTCTTCGAGTGTGTCGCAGACGTATGCGCCGTCAACGTACATCTTGCCGATGGTGTACGCCTCCTTCCTTGCTATTCGTTTTACCTTGATTTCCATACTATTTTAGATTTAGATAAATAATGTTGTTACGATGTTAAGTATCGCGCAGCACTCAGCGATAAACAGCCAGTAGCGGCGCTTCCAGATGCAGAGCACGCCTGCGAGCACGGCAAACAAAACAGTCGGCAGAGCGTTGATGCTGCACGCCCATGCCACGCTTGCTATTGCCGACGTGATAGCTCCGCACTTGTGTATCGTGCGCTGACTCTCGTCGAGGTACGCAGGAGCTGCGCCGACAAAGATAATGCCCACGCAGGTAAGGAACGCCATGCACTCCAAGCCGCCCTTTGAAAGCATGAGCGGCAGGAACGATGCTCCGAGCGTCACCATGAGCGCAGGGAAGAGCCAGTCTTTATCTGCGAGGTAGTATACCTCAGACAGCATCGTCGGCACTCGTCTTGCTACGCAGCAGCTGAAAATGTACAGCGCAAGAGCGAGGAGTATAATGATAGCTAATGTCATCATGCTACACCTCCATCTTTAATTGCGCAGGATAGCCTGCCGTGATGTCATACTTCTCCACCTCCTCGATGGTCGTCAGCTCGCTCACCGCCTTTTTGTGTGCAGCCGTCACGTTGTAGCAGTCTTTAGCGTAAGCCTCGATATGACTTATGATATTCTGCGCTTGCTCAATGCTCAAGTTATAACATTGCTTGCCCAGCCATAGCGTAGTGTCCGTGCGACCGATACGCTGCAAACGCTCGTTGCCCTGGTACACACGATCTCGAAGCTCGAAGTCCAGCCATACACGCTGCCCGTTAAGGATAAAGCCGTTCACAGCAGGGGATGTGTCGTAAGCTGTGATTTCGGCTATCTTAGCTTTTTTAGCAAGGGTTAAAGCCTTTTCTGCCCACTTCTGTTTCCACGCCTCATACTCTCGTAGTACCCATTGTTCGTCATATTCTGATGCAGATACAGAACCCTCGATACAAGAGTATGCGTCAATGTCCGTATCTTTAACTGCATTAAAACGAACGATTATCTTATTTCCTACTTTCTCTACTGCGACAAAATACTTTGCAGGAATAAATGTCTTTACAAAATTTATTTTCATAACTTTTTATTTTTTTATTCAACGAGAGATGGTGAGTCGGAGATACAAACGTAGAACGGAATCGTCAGACGACTTTCTGGCTTATCGATGTTATTTACAGTCGAAGAAAAGATGTAGCTTTGGCGGTCGGTTCTCTGGGTAGAAGTCCACTTAGAAACACCGAATGTTGCCTTGTTGACATTGAGGTCTGGGTACTTCTTATTTATAGCATCTATCACAATATCCATATTCGGCCAGGTCAGCTCCCATTGGTAAGCTGTCGGCAGATAACCTTGATAAAGCTTATCTCCATTCGTAATCGTAGAACTATAGCAGTAATCAGCAGCAGCCGTAGTAATTCCACGCTCGTCACCTTCCGCTATGATGGTCTGTGTAGCCAACAATCCGTTATACGCGAAGCGATCCCAGTTTGGGATGTTATTGCTTCGACCATCTAAAGGTATATTATTGAAAACTTCGTACAGAGGACACCATTGCTTATTTACGCCTGCCTTATAGGAGTCTGCCATTTTGTCAATACTGATAAGTATATCTCCTTTGTAAAATTGTGTTGCAAGCGTAGCGATACGCACAAACATCAGCTTGCTATTATCATTTCCGCTTGCCTCCCAGTCGTCGTAAGTCCATTGCTTATTGTCGTCATCAATGAGCCAGATGCCGCTCTCGTAAGGGCGATAGATAAAGTTAAAACGGTAACTCTCAGAAATAGCCGTCCTGGTAATAGAGTAGCGGTCGTACTGCTCATACATACCGTCTATCTTGTCAACGCTTACCGTGTAAGATGTACCATTTTTAATCTCAACGACAGCCTTACCATCAGCATCCATAATATATTCGGTTTTCTCACCAGCTATGGTAACATACGCCTTGCCGCCTTCAAACGGAGTGACGTTTCCGCTTTCGTCAGCCTTAGACATCTTGATGGTTAACCGCTCCATCTTTTCAGTCTCAGCGATATAGTTTGCGTCAATAATTCTGTTCCCTACGCTTGCCACATGCTGCACGGGGTCAATAAAGTTACACTTCTGCACATAAGGGAACACAACTTTATAGGTTGCACCCTTATTGATAGTAAACTCTGCCTGCCCATTTGCGTTAGTAGTGTATTGATGAGGGTCTGCGCCATTATTAACATATACATTAATAACCAAGCCCTCCATGCTTACGCCTTCCATCGTGGTAGTACAGTTCACCGTTACATGCTCGTCCGCGTCGGTCAGGTTCACGCTTTTCGCCGTTCCCTGTCGGTTGGTGACGGTCAGCACGTTGCCGTTAAGCTCGGCGTTCACTCTCTCCGCTTCTGTCGCTTTGATTTCCGCGTTGTTACCTGCTTCTGTTGCCACGGCTGCTGCGTCAGTGGCGGCTTTTGCGGCAGAAGACGCGTTGGATATTGCTTCGGACACACGTTTCTCGCGCTCGGCATCAGCTTTTTCTCGCTCCGCCTCTGCGTTCTGACGAGTTGCCTCCGCAGTTTCTCTCGCTGCTTCTTGGCGTACACGCTCGGTTTCAGCCTCCTGGCGCATGTTTTCGTTCTGCTTGCGTGCAGCTTCTGCTTCAGCACGCTGTATTTCGGCTTCCGCACGCTTGTCTTCCTCTGCATTTGCCTTGTCGGTAGCCGTGTTTGCCGCACTTGCCGCAGTGTTCGCCTTGCTGACAGCGGCATCAACGTTTGCTGAAAGCTCCGTAAAAGCAGTTGCTCTCTGCTTTTCAACTGCTACACGGGCGGTTTCGTTTGCGGTGCGTGTCTTTTCAGCTTCTGCACGCTCGGTCTCGGCATTGGCACGCTGCACCTCTGCTGTCTTTCGAGCGTCCTCGTTGCTCATGCGCTCTGTCTCCGCTGCATGGCGAGCCTTCTCACTCTCGCTGCGCTTATTTTCTGCTGACACACGTGATACTTCTGCTGACGCACGCTGCTGTTCCGCCTCCATGCGCTCACTCTCGTTAGCCTTGAGCGTCGCGTCCGTCTGCTTTGCCGTTTCAACAGCCGTGTTCGCGTCGGTTATGAGCTGCGTCAGTTCTGCCGTAGGAGGCAGGATAACAAGCGCCGTGTTCATCTCCACGCTGTCCTCGCCCTCGATAAGTTCGCCGTTGAACGCTGTGTCGCCCGAAGCGTTGTTGTCTACGATGGCAAACTGCTCGTACTCCTTGCTGCGCCAGTCGTTGCCGAAGATTTTGCCGCGCACTTCGAGGGCGTATGTGCCCACCGATACTGCATCTCCCTCAACACGCGCAAGAATAATATTGTCCTCCGCTGTGTCGATAGCGTAGCTCAGAGCCACACGCCGATATTGGTTCACGATGTTCACAACGATGTCCGTGCAAGCAGGCAGCGGAAAAGCCACTTGCTCGCCGTTCACTATCTTGCATACTGGTATGCGCAGAGTAAAGTCGTTACCTCTAACTATTTTCTTCATATCTTATTCTTTTGGTTGTTCTTCTTCTGTTGCTGTCGGGTCGTCGGCTGTAGATTCTCCTCCTTCGTCCGCAACCGCTTCTTCTCCTTCGTCGCTGTGCGCTATTGGAGCTGAAAATGGTACGTTATATCCATTCCATACAATAGCATACGTATTGGCGTTTGAGACATATACAAATTCGCAGGTAAGGACTGCCATCCATCCGCTTTCAAGCCAGTAGGGATGATTTGCGTCGCTGCCTCCGACGAGCGACGTGTAACCAATGATATTGATTGTTATCGCCGGACTTGTATTGTTTCTTACAATGAATGTCTGTCCGAGACACGTCGCCGCTTCTTCGCTTGTCACACCAAGGCTGGCATTGCTTGCGTTCGGATTGTGAAATGGCAGAATTATTGTCGGGTAGTTACCTCCTGTCTTTTTGCCGATGTCGCCCGAAAGCTCAACAAAACTACCCGTCTTTACAAAGTTTAGTCGGATATATCCATTAATCGAGTTTTCTTCTGTGTAGCCTTCCAACTTGTCGGGGGTAATGATAGTCTTCTTCTTGCGTATCAGTCCAGAGAAGAGACCTGCGCCCACCTCCAGCAAGCCGTCCTCGTTCACGCTCGCCGTCACTTCGCCGCTGTTGTTCTTGACCATGAACTTGTTAGCCGTCGCCGTGATGGTATCGTCTTCGAGGTCAATGCCTGCTCTTTTCAACCCCGACTCCAGTTTGCCAGCCTCCGTCTTGTCGTAGGGCGAAAGACTCCAGCCACCATACTCTGTGCCCTCCATTATCATCGGACGGCACACGCTGAGAGCTCCGTTTCTGAGCACGGCAAGTTCAAGCAACAGCTTCGTGCAGCCGTCGGGCACGGTAAACGTCGCAGTAAAGAGCTTCCAGCCACCTATACTCAGATAGATATTGCCCGACTTGACAACAGCACCTTCCGTACCGCCGTCAAAGCGCTTGATAGAGTAATAGGCACCGTTATCCAAAAGACTGACGAGCTTCGCCCATACGCTAAATACGTACGTCTTGCCAGCCGACACACGCACATCCTTGAAGTAGAGGCCTGTGTATGTGTTCGCTGTAGCGCCCGACGCACTGAACGTTGCGTAGTTTGAACCGCCGACGCCGCCACCGCTTGTTATCTCTACCTTTTGCGAGTGAGCCGCTGCAATCTTCGTGATGTCATCCCACGGACGCAGCGCAGAGCCTACGATGCTGTTCTTTAGGTTCGTGGTCGTTTCAACCTGTAGAGAGATTTTGTCCGTTGTCTGCTCTATCTTCGATACCTTATTCTCAGTATTCGTCTGCTTCTGTGCAAGCGAAGTGATACTCTCGGCGTTCTGCGTTAGAGTAGTGTTTATCTTGCCTATCTGCCCATCTACCTCCTGCTTGTTCGCATCTACCGTAGAAGTCAGTCCGTCTACGTTAAGCACAAGCTCCGCAAGCGTCGTTTCCTTTGTTGTGTCGCCATCCTTCACTTTGAGTTTGAACATTGACGCAAGCGCATAAATCTCATCGCGTGACACCACGAATATCTCCTTGCCGTCGAGCGTATAGTCGTTCACGCCCTTGTACAGCTTGATTGACGGAGAATCAGAGCCGTAAGCCGAGAGATACAGCACCGACTGGCGTGCCGCGTCCGTCGTATTGCCCATCTGAACAAGCTCGTCGCCCACCTCTGGCTGCGAGTCGCCGTAGTTGCCACCCGACAAGGCGAGAATGTCGATGTAGTCCGTGCCGACCGCCGTCACTCTGCGCCAGTAGTATTTGTTTTTCGCGTTCGCCGTCGTACCCTCCTTGATGTTGAACGTCTGACAACGCACAAGGTCGTTGACAACAAACGGGTTCGTTATCTCCTCGTCGCCTCGCTTAGTTAAGAACGAACAGCGGTAAACGTCATATCGCAAGGGTGTCGGTCCGTATTCGGGCAGCAGCGTGCCCTTTTTCAAGAAGTCAACCTTGCTAATCTTCATCGACGCAGGCGACAGGACTACCTCGCCGCCGACACTTTGCAGCTCTCTAATTACGAGCTTCACGAACTCCGCAGCCTTGCGCACAAGCAGGCGGTCTACCTCCAAGTAGCTGTCACCACCTCCGTTGTAATCGCCAAGCTTAAAGCCGGAGCCGAGCGCACCCGAACGAAACGCCGCCGACACAACCTCTTTGAGGGTGGCGATGCCGTCGGAGGAGACGCCGAGGACATTGCTGTCAGACTGCTCGCCAAAAGCAATACCTTCCCAAAAGCGGATAAGTTTCTGCGCGACATCCTGTTTTGTCTTTGAGAGAAAAAACTTCGAGCCTTCACTCGCGATATATTCCTTAACCTGTGCAGGCGTAGTGCCGCCACCGCTACCTCTGCCGAGCGCGGTTATCTGTTCCTGCATCTTTTGCAGCGTGCCTGCCTCCTTGTCTTCACGCAGACTTACCTCGTATGACGGTATCTTTCCGTTTTCCTCTTTGATTGTCAGCCTGTCGATGATTATTTCCGCGTCAAGTCCGAGGTCTTCATCCTTGAACGGCATAATGTCACCCTCCTTGATTGTGTCATGTATGCTCTTTACAGTCCCCGAGGTGTCGGCCATTGCCTCGTCATGCTGGCGAGCCATAAAGATGTCATAAATCTTCGGTGCGTAGGTGTGTCTTGTATGGTCGTTCTCTATAAGCCATGCAATAGCGTAGCGCAGCAGCTTTTCGGAAGCCGCTTCTACGTACTGTACAGGCAGTTCAATTCCCGACAATACAAAATGATCGCCCTTGCTAATCTGAAAGTCCTTGTACGGGAAATACAGACCGATGTCTTCCACTCGCTGCAACGTGAGCACCCAGCGACCGTTCTCTTTTACGCTTCCCGACACCTTAAACTTTCTGCCGGCACACATTCCGTCCGTCATGGTGATGGAGAAGTCGCTCTGCTTTAAGGCATTGATGTCGAAGTTTACCTTTTCGTTAAGCTCGACCTTACATGAAGGAACATCCTGCCCATCCTTGAATACGCCGTTGTCCTCTACATTCGTGCCAACCGCGATTTCGTCAATGCGCACGCCGTCCACCTCCATCTCCTTGATTGTCGGAAATATTTCTTCTTTCTTTTCTTTTATATCTTCCGTATCGAAGAATACACTGCCAGGTCGCACGCCTATGATGTCCGCTGTAGCTGACTCCACCCACGGGCGGTCGGTTCTTGTCGAGAAGCGCAGCTCCGCGCCGGTCGGGTTTAGCGATGCGTGCTTGTCAGTGTGGCTGTTCCACCAGTCCTGCAACGACATCTGCGGAAATCCTGGCAGCATTAAGCGTGAGCACGCCATGTTGTTGGGCAGATGGTCGGTAGCGTAGTCTTTTCTGTTGTCGGGGAAAGCCTCCTTGTTCACTCCGCTGACAAAATGAATCATCTTTGTTGACTTTACCGCCTCGTAGTATTTTCTTGCGTCGGCTACCGAGTTCTCTTCGTCTGTGCCGCCTGCGACGCGTACCTCGATACGCTCCTCGAAATACGGCGCACGAAGAACCGTTACCGTAGCCTTGACGACAACGCCGCCGTCATGCAGACTTACGGAGTATCGCGAGGAGCCTTGCCCGTCGGAGATATGGTTGGTGAAATACGCCGACGCTTTTTCAACATTAAGGCCACCAAGTTTGATGTCTGCTGCATACCATGCGGTATGATCGAGAAGCTGTATCGTATCCGCGAAGTCGGCCCACACCTCCATATTCAATGTTGCGTAGTATCTATTGGGTAGGTTTTTCTCCGAACCGTATGCCCTCATTCTCGTGACAATCTTCTGGTCGCTTTCTGCGTCCTGGTTAATCTCGACAAGTCCAAATGCTGCGCCGTACTTGAACGTGTTCTGCATAAGCAAGCCCGATGTGTCAACGAATACCTCTCTGTTTCGTGTTATGAAGTTTACGTCGAACTGGGAGTTTACCAACGCAAGTCCTTCCCATACGGTCTGATTCTGTACACTGATTGAAGTTGAGTCTATCTCGGTGTCTGCAACGCCAGTGTCCTCTTTGGTTGTATCGCCACCATATATCTCTTCCCATCTTGCAGCCTCGCAGCCTCGTGTCTGGCTTCTCTTCCAGTTGCGTGAATAGAACTTCCATGCTTTGTCTCCGAACTGCTCGTTCATGTTAGCTTGCAATCTGTCAAGCAAATCGTCAAGTGAGCCGATGTAGAAAACAAAGTCGGGTAGGGCGGTGTAGTGCAGCTGCGCCTCGTCGTTCAGCACAACATCAAGAAACTCCGCTCTTGCCAGCTCGTCGGACAGTGAGTTTAGCTTTATGTCTGAATACTTAAACGAGTCGCCGAGGGCGTTCTTGCGGCCCTGCTTTGCCTTGCCAGGGTCGTAGTTCAGCTCGAAGCGCTCGTTTCTGTAAATCAGATAATCGCCGATTGAGAAATCGACGGGAGCTTCGTTCTCTATTGATACGGATACGGAACACTCTCCCATCCACTCGCCGTCGTATGTCAGCGAATGAACGGAAATTTCCTTGCCGTTGGTGTCACGCAGTGGCGTGCCGTCCTTATGATAAAGTTTCCATTCCATGTCTCTATTTGCTTAATGTCACTTCCGTTACGGGGTCTTCAACTCTCAACACTGTAAAGAACGTTACCACATCTCCCTCGTCGTCGCGGTTCAGGTTTGCGTCGTCTGACACCTTCTTGAGGCGGATGTGTCTTCTTCCTACCTTAGTCCAGTCGCAGTACATCTTCATTTTCATGCCGCTACCGTCGCGTCCGCTCAGGTAGTTCAGAAACTTTCTTATTACTGCGTTAGCCGAGAACTTATCGCCCTTGCAGCACCATTTCACGGTCATATCGTATGCCGAGAATTTAAGGCTGTCGCCGAGATATGAGTCTTCTCCATCCTCGTCTTTCCAGTCCTTTACTACAGGTTCCTTGACCTCCATGCCGATGTCGAACGGTATGGAGGCGCACCACACGTCGAAGTCAGCTACGGTCTCTTTTACCATCGCTCCCGCCTGCTCTTTTTGTATGAAGACATTGTAGTGTTGCATAAATATACCTAATTTTCTCCAAAAATAATAAAAAGCGGATAATTATACAAATTAATATATAACTATCCGCATTTTTAACAATAAATATCCACTTTATTAGCTGATATAGAGCTTTTTTCTGCCGCTTGTAGACACCGCGTTCATCCAATCCATCATCCGATCGAGCTTCTCGTTACGAGCCTCCGCAAGCATGACTATCTGCGTGAGCTGCCCGAGCTGTGCTTTCTGTATCTGGCCCATTTCGGGAAGACGCATCTTCAAGAGTTCTCCGATGTCCTTGACCTGGGCGCGGTTGACACTCACGTCAAGACGGATGGCGTTGACGTAACTTGCGAGAATATCCGCAGTTTCCTCCGTGATATTCTTGATGCCGTTGGTAAGGCTGCTGTCGCCGGTTGCCGAAAGGTCAAGACCTTTGTCTTTCAGGCTCTCCAGTATCGCCGTGATGTTGTACACCGCGTCGTCCGCCTGCTTGTAGAGTTCATCAGCAACGTTCACGACATCCTCGGGTTCAAGTCTGCCTTTCTGCTCGATGGTCGTTGTGAGCGCTTCAAGCGGACCTTCAAGAGCCTTTTCCATAATCTTCTGTGACAGAATATTCTTGGTGAGGTCTTTCACCATATCCCTGGCCTTTTTCTTGTAGGCATCAATGGCGTCCTCACCTTTTCCCCATGCGCTTACAACTGCGTCGGTCAGCTGGCTCGCCCACGACTTCATGTCTACGCCGTAGATGTCCTTGAGGAAGTCGGTTGCAAGCTGTTTGATGGTCGTTTCCATCTCCTTGATTTCCTGCTTGTAGTCGGCAATCTTGTCCTTGTCCTTCTTCTTCTTGCCCTGCTCGGCGTTGAGCTGTCGTTGCATTTCGTCCTTCTGCGCCATGAGGGATGCTTGCTCCGCAAGGAAAGCGTTGTCGGGTTCGGCAAGCGACTTCTTGGCTGCGTTGTAGGTGTCACTTGTGTACGGGCCGTTGTAGCCGATAAGCACGCCTGACTTCTGGAGTTTCTGACCCTTCTCGTAGTTGTCCGTTACTTTCTTGAGTGTCGCCTTCGTGTCCTTATCCATCTCGTATGAATAGACACCGCCAAGGGTGTTTTCAATCGTCGTCTTTACATCGTTGCGCAAGTGCTCAAGTTCCGTAATGTTACGCTCCGCGAGCTTTATCTGGCGTTCCTGCTTTGCGTCATGCGCCGCAGCGAAAGCCTTGAACGGAGAGGTAAAGATGCCGACTACGCCCTGAATGACGCCGCCGACATTGCCTGACATAGCGCTTGTCGCGATGGAAGAGATAGAATTGGAAATGCCGTTGAGAGAGTCAAAGAACGCCGTTGCGTCCTGCCATGCGTTACTCTCCGTATCTACGCCGAGTGCGCTTGCAGTGTCCTTAATGTCGTTGAACGCAGCTACAACACCTTGAATATTGGCGTTTATTTTGTCAGCCGCTACGCTTACCGCAGACATGGCTTTCTTGAACTTGTTCGCAGCCTTCGCTTCCTCCTGTCCTTCCTTAATCTTATTCTCTCCCTCTTTTGCCTTCTTCTTGCCTTCCTGCACTTCCGCAGTAGCTTTCGCAACGCCGTCCCAATCACTGTTTTTCTGCGCGTCCAGCAGTTTTGTCGTAGCCTCCTGCGCAAGTCTTTCACCCTCCTGCTTCAATGCTGCGCCCGCGGTGATTTTCTCGTTGGCGTTCTGAACGCGCTGTTCTGCAACGCCGCTCAAACCTGCATTGAAGAAGTTCTTCTTGCCGCTTGAGAGTTTATTCAACTGCTCGTCAAGCTGCTGTATCTGCTTGCCGTACTCGCGAGCGTCAATAGTTCCGTCAGCAAGTGCCTGATTGATGTTTTCGCGTATCTGCGAAGCGATTTCGGATGCCCTGTCCATGCCGAGCTGCGACACCGCTCCAAAGAACGTGATATAGTCGCTGCTCTTGTTGAAGGCTTCCGTTTTAGCGGAGTTCACTTCCTTGTCACGCTGGCGCGTGTAACGATATGCAAGCCCGTTATCGCCCGCCTCCTTTGCTTGTGCAATCGGAGTTTCGTACTTGGCGTAGATGGCGGCTATCTTCTCCTGCGTGCTCGCTGTCTGTGCGATGATGTCCGCAGCCTGCTGCAAGCTCTTGACATAGTTATCCTTTACCAAGGTCGTTATCTTCTGCCATGCCTCAAGAGCGAGAGGTGTGTCCTTGTACAGAACTTTCGCGTCGGCTTCGGTCATTCCGAGGTTGACATCGTGACCGAAGTTCTTCTTGAAGTCCTCCGCCATCTTTCTTGTCTGCTCATCCCATACCGCGCCGTCCTGAAAGGCGAGTTTAGCGAAGTCCAGACTGCCTGTCTTCTCGTACAGTTCCTTCTGCAAGTTCGCCTGCTTCACGCCTTTCTCCAGGGCCTCCTTGAAGTTTGAAGCAACTCGTTCCCATTCGGGTTTCAGCTCCTCGGAGAAGCGCCACTCAAAGTTCTCCTTGTCGAGCTGCGTTCTGAATTTCTTTCTGTCAATCGTCTTGTCGAAGTTGAAACCGCCTTTCAGTCGGGCGATGCTGCCGGAATAATTGTCGAGGTCAATCTTCTTCCAGTCCAAGTCCTTATACAGACCGAATACCTCGTTCTTTGCCTTCGCACGGCTCATGCCGGCCTCTTTCCTCAACTTCTGGTAAGCCTGTCTCGCGGCCTTGAAGTCCTCAAGCTGTCTTTTCAGCTCATCAAGCTCCTTATCCTCCTTGTCGCCCTTGTTCTTCGGAACCTTATTGGATTTCTTGTCCTCGGGGATAAAATTGTACCCGAAGCCTTGCAGAACCGCCTTGTGCAATGTTTCGTAGTCCTTCTTGGCTTCCGCGATGCTCGCCTTTGAGGCTCCACCTTTCTGACGTGACTTCATTTCATTATAAAGGTCTTGCAAAGCAGACTGGGCGTTGTTCTTGGTCTTGTACCATGATCCTTCTGCGATATAGCTTGATATGAGGTCGTAAGCCTTCTGATTGCCTCTCAGATTTTCAAAGACACGCTCCTGCATAACGGTTTTTCCAGTCACCGAGTTTTTATTGCCGCTCGGCTCAAACTTGAAACTCGTAATCTTTTCGAGTTCTTTATTAATTTGCGGTATCAGCCATTTTGCTTCATCCATTATTTGCAGAAGCATGTTCCTGAACCGTTCAGGATTGCGGTTACACCAATTTTTGAAGTCATTGCCGTACAGACCGAGGTGTTTCTTTATCGTATTGAGTATCTTCGGAACGTCATCATTGGCAATCTCGTTGATGTCCGACGTGACATCATTCGCCTTGTTGCCAAGAACCTTTATAGAAAAGCCAATATTTTTATTCCACTTCACCATATTGGCCTGGAATACCGCCCATTTCTGTCCGCCCTCATCTGCCAGTATGCGTATCTTGTCCTCAAGCGTCTTGCCTGCTCCAGCGGCGCCAAGGATGGCGCTTGCAACGCTATCCATCTTTGATTTTGTCACTTCGTCAAACGCCGACAATTTCAGCTGGTACGCATCGGTGGAGTGCTGCAAGTCCTTCAAGTTCTCCTCAATGGTGTCGTTGAACGGATTTCCCGATTTCCAGCCACCCGTAGAACCTATTGCGTCTGCAATCATGCCAGCATCGCCCGACGCTACGTTCTTCGCGTTCTCGACACCCTTTCGAAGGATGTCATACTGCTCATTGAGGTCTTTCGCCTTTTTAATCTGTTCATCAATAGTCTTCGTGTAGGCGTCGCTCTTTATAAGCAACTGCTTCATGCTGTCAATTTGCTTTTTCAGCTCCGTGTCCGTTGTGCCCTTCTTTGCGCCCAGGGCATCATAGTAGTCCTTCATCCAGTCAGAATCTGGAGCCTGCAAGCTCTCCGCCTTCTCCTTTATCGCGCTGAACTCGTTGTAGATGCTCGATATAACCTGCGTGACAGTCATAAATGTCAGTCCGACCCAGCCGCCCACAAAGCTCAACATGCCTTTCAGCTTCGAGCCGGTCATATTCATTACAGCAGCCATTGTACCGCCTTTTAGAATTATCTCTCCCTGTCTTGCGGTTATCTGACCCATAATGACAAGCTGGTCAATTAACTCTTTTGTGATAAGACCTTCCCTAACGGCTTTTTGCATCTGCAATATAGACAACTTACCCTCCAGTGCAAGTCTGCCCATTACCGCCTGTTGCGTCTGCACATCGGCGAGCCAATAGGCTCTTTTCTGAACGTTCTGCGTCGCTATTTCCTGCGTTATCTTTCTTTCGAGAACGAGCTGCTGCTGTTCTATGGCGTAATTGCGGAGCTGTATCTTGGCCTGGTCGTTCAAATTCCTGCCGATTGAACCGATACCCAAGCGCGAAGAAGCAAGACCAAACAGCTTCTTTGACAGGAATACGCTCGCAAATGTCAATAGGGCAGGGCTTAACTTGTCTATCGTCAGAAGCAAATCCGTAGCGCCTTTTATCGCGAACATAAAGGTGCCGCCGATGACGTTCTTGCCTTCCGCGAACCTACTGAGCATGATTTCCCATGCGTCCTTCAACTTGTTCCACTGACCCAGAAGCGTTTCACTCAGCACCAGCTGCATATTGTAGAACTGACCTCCCTCGTCTGTCATCTTCCACAATACCTTCTGAACATCCTCGAAGCTGACCTGACGCTTGGAAATCATCTCCTTGACATCGCTCTGCTTGTAGTTGGTCTTGTTGTTCTTACCCTCAGAGTTGTACAATTCAGTTATCTTCTGCAACAGAGGCAAGCCTGCGTATGCAAACTGACGCAACTCCTTACCATCAAGCCATGAACGCGCCTTTACCTGGCCGTATGCCAAGCCCAATCGCTCGAAGCTGACTCCAAGACCTGATGCAATATCCGCAAGTCGCTTGGTTGTGTCATACAAAGAATCGGCTTCCACTCCGAAAGCTGCGAGCTGCTTGACATCTCGATTCAACTCGCCGAACTTGAACGGAGAACGCAATGCAAGCTCCTGCGTCTGCGCAAAAAGCTCATCCGCTTTTGTGACATCACCCAAAATGGAGCGCAAAGCTATATGCTGCTGTACAATCTCGCCGCCCGTCTGCACAATAGCGTTGAAAAGCGACTGCGCACCGTACACAATACCGCCCTGCAAAAAGAGAGACTTTATGTCATTCAGCGTGCCGTGCATCTTGCTCGCCTCTGCATTTGCGCCCGCAAGAGCTGCCGCCAAGTCGCTACGCACCTTTGCCGCCGACTTCGCTATTTCCTGCTGGCGCTCACGCTCCAAGTCGATACCCCTGCGTATGCCTTTATTTATAGCCTCCTGTGCCGCTGCGTTCGTTGCTTTCTGGTCTTGCAGCGCTCGTCCTGCCTGCGTTGCGTCGTGCCCTGTACCGACACTTCCTATACGACCAACGTCACTCATACTGCCAGCTTTAAGCGCACCGTGCATTATTTTTAAATAGCGCATAAGGTGTATAAGACGATGTATCTCAGCCTCCGCTTTGCTCACGTCGGCTCCCAACGATATGCCGCGGCTAAACTCACGTCTGAGCGCCCTTACCTTATTGCCAAGCGAGTCGTAACGAGCCTCCGTCGCCTTTATTTCAGACAATCTCTGCTTGTTGTCGCGTGCTTCCTGTCTTTCGTTCTTCCTGTCCTGCTTTTTGTTAGCTCTCGTAATGGCATTGTTCAGCTTGTCCTGCTCCGACTTGGCGTTGCCGATTTCGTTTTTGAGTATCTTGTACTCCGAAACCAGTTCCGCCACCGCGTTCTTGCTGCCAATGTCGGCATTGTTGAACTTGTCGCGCATTTCCGTCAGTCGCGAAATGGCACTCTCCGCTCTTGATGTGTCAGCACCGACCTTAAAGCCTTGTCTGGCAGAGTCGTTGAGTTCGCGTATTTTTCTGTTCACCTCGCTTATAAGCTCCTGCAAGCGTCTGTATCTCGCCTCCATCGTTTCGAGGTTGCGGTCGGTTGCTTTCGCGCTCTGATTGGCACCGCTTTGGTCTTTCAGAGTCCTATTCACTCTTTCTTTCCAAAGTTGAAGCTCGTTAAGAGTATCGCCGAATCCTTTGTTTAGCAACTGCTTGCCCGAGAAGCTCTCAATAGTAGTCTTTATTCGTTCTATCTCGCCGCGTACCGCCGTAAGTTTTGAAGTATCCGTGCCAAATTCGAGGCTCTTACCCTTTAGTTTGTCGATATTGCTGAGAATGGTGTTTATCTGCTCAACAGCCAATTTTTGTTTACTGAGGGCGGAGTCAACGGAAGCTGTCTCGCTTGCGGTTCTCTTGTATTCCTGAACCTTGCCAGTAGCTTTCGTGTATGCGAAGGCTATATCAGACAGTAGGGACTTGACTTTCGCGCCGTTAGCCGAGAGATTATCGTCAGCAAGCATGGTTTCCATTCTTCGCTTGACACCGCGCAGCGTATTTCCGCCAGAGAGTAGCGCTGTGGTGTCTATTCTATTACGTATACCCCTTGATTGCAGGCTTTGAATTTCAGCAAGTTTGTTTTTTGTCGTTTCAAGCTCCCTGTTTAGTCTTGCAGCGTTATTCTTTGATGCGGACAGCGTATTCTCCTTGTCAAAAGCCTTTTCTATTTGTCTTACGTCAGTGATTAGGTTTCTGAACTTTGCGTTATAGGCAGACATAAATGCGTTATCAACACCGCCCGCCGTCTTTCCTGCTTGCAAGTTTATAAGCTCATTACGGAAGTCCATAAGAGCTTTCTTTGCACGGTCAAGTTCGCCGGTATTAATGCCAGCATTGACATTCTTGATGCCGCTAATTTTGTTGAGTTCGATATTGACCTTCTGAAGAAGATGGAGATAGTTGAGGGCGTTCGACAACTGTTCTTTCATTTCCTTCTTCTTCTTTGGGTCTTGCTCTTTATTAATGCTAAGATTTAACGAATTAATCATGCCCTCAAGTCTCTGAACGTCTTTCAACATGCTATTCAAAGCCTTGTGGGAATTATCCTTTATTCCGAGCTGGAACCACAAATCGCCTAAATTTCCGCTTGCCATATCCTGAAATATTTATCGTTTAGATTTTGTTGTTTAAATAATCGGAAAGACTAATCTTCTTGCCGACAAGACTGCCTTCCTTCTCCTTCTTCTTTACCCAGTTATCCCAAAGGTCGTCCATCTCCTTTGCGGTGTGCTTGACACTGCCGTCCGAGTTGCGCTTCTTGTCTTTCTTATACACAATAATGGGTTGGTCTGCAACCATGAGGTCTATCTGTGCCGAAGTGTAGCCCCACCAGTAGTCGTATGCCTTGATGCCGTAGCGCGTGGCAAAGAGGAACGGGAACTTTTCGGCTAACGAGAAGGCTGCTCCCCAGCTTGTCCTGCTCGGGTAGCTTTCACTTCTCTCTTCGTCATCGTCATCGCCAGATCCGTCATCCCTATCGCTAATATGGTAGTCAGCGAGCACACTACCGACGGAACTTTTTTTTTAGCTGCGTCAACAACTCTCAAGACTTCGATGGCATCCAAGTCCTTGATATAGTACAACCAACGCCAGTAAGCCCAGTAGAAGAAGCGCAGCTTCCAAAAGTTATTAAGAAGAACGATGGCACACAACTTTACGCCACGCTTCCACTCGTCTTCCTCTCTTGTCGTGACGTGCGAGAATTTTCTTATCGCACCTCGTTTAAGCCAACCGATTTTGCGCTTTTTACCCATGAACACAACCGCTTCGGGTTCCGCCTCCAATACGCTGTCAAGAGCTTTCTGTAACTCGTCACTGGGCTGTTCCATCTTCTTTTCTTCCATGTTGTTTTCTTGATGTTAAGTCTTGTAAAAACAAAAGCGGAAAACCGCGATCCTTGATAAGTCCGCCGCTTTCCGCTTCATATTCGATTGCGTTACGCCGCTTTTTGCTTTAAGCAGATACTGCCGCCTTTGTAAGCCAAGCAACGCTCTTCAAACCAGCGCCCTCAACAGAACCACTAAACTTAAATGCGACAGGTTTGGTTCCAGTTTCATCCCACTGCATAGTTGCATAGAGCGAAAGGTTTGTGATAACCATCAAGTTGTCCTTTGTTTCGTCAACGATACAGATTGTGCCGGTCATCTTAAACTTCTTTGTTTCCAATGCGGTGCCAGTATAACCTGTTGTAACATCAAGAGCTGCATCACCAGAACCTTTGATAGTAAACTTGGTGATGTCGCCAACAGCATCCTCGCCAAACATTGCAGAGAGCAAATCTTTTGCCTTGGAAGGCACAACCATCTCTACGTTAAAGTCTCCAAGTTCTGCGGTAGTCGCCCAATCGCCGCCAAGACCTATTACCTTGTAGTGGTTGACGGTCGGGTCTTCCATTGTCGCCTTCAGTGAGTCAACCTCCACGGGAAGCTCCAATTCTGGAGTAAACTCGATTGTTGGCTTTGACAGGTCAATCATACCCTTTGAATACAAGATGCTCTTAGGGCCTACAAATCGGTCTTTGAGCTCAAGAATTTTCTTCATTGCCATAATTTAATACTTTTTTAGTTAAACCTTATTTTGTGTTATTTGGTTCTTAACAAACCTTGCACTATCGTTACCGAGAAACCGTCGCCGTCATCTGTTTGCAGAGTGACGCGAGGCTTGGTCACGATGATGTTGTCTGTTGAGATTGGAAACTTTGTCATTACCGCACCGACTTTTTCAGATACCGCAGATACGTTTAACGTATTGGGGTTCCTGGCGGATGTCTTGTCACGGACATATATCTCTATCTGCGCGGTAGTTGTATAGTCGTTGAAACTGCCGTCGTCGTTCATCTCATTGTTGTAGATGCTCGACGGGAAAGACACAACGATATAGCTGTCGGGCCTGTCGCAGACAGACTTCGGGCGGTTTCTTGGATAAACCTTGTCACAGATGCCTTTTACGGCATTGCCGACATCGTAGTATAGTGTCTTTATGCTTATCATATATAGCAAATTTTTTCAATCTGCGGCATGGCGTCGCGTACACTGGTCAAGACATCGTGCCCCATCTTGTCTTGCACATAGTCTGCGTAAACCATTGGCGCAACGACAATTAGAGAGTATGTGTCCCTTTTCCACGGTTTTATCGACTTCAATTTCTGAATAGCGGCTTGTCTTCCATCAACATGTCCTGGACCGATATTGCCTATGTACTTGCCAGGTTCTCCACTCTTGGTCGGGAAGACTGGTACATCATCCCACCATCGTGTTACAGACAATTTTTCTCCGGGACTGAGAGATACTCTTACTGGCTTTTCTATCCCCATGTCCGCAGCACCAACAACCCTAACAAGTTCGCCCCTGTAGTAGATACCGACTGCAAACGAGTTTATGAGGTTTCCTGTAACAGAAATGAAATCTCTTTCAGCATACGCTGTCCTCAACACCTCTGTGGCCATCTTCTCCATGTTTTCGAGCATCATCTCTTTTGTGTACTCTTTCACATTTCTGAAAAGACGGAAAAAGAGCTGGTCGGAATATTTGCCGTGAACTGATTTTAAAACCGCCATACGCTAAACCCTTGTAAAGTCCCAATAAACAACAGTTCTATTATTGTCAGGCTCGCAGTCCTTCACCATTCCGACCTCGGTGTTGTTGCCGACCGTTGCGTAAATCATGTCGCCATCAAGAGGACATCTACCGGCATCCCATTCGTCATATCTGACAGGAATTGATGCCTTCCTCTTGTTCTCGTCAACATTCTTGCCGCCCTCGGTAGTCGTATCGGTATAGCTGCGGCCCTCGCCTTCGTAGATTACAATCTCCGTATCCTCGCCGACCTTTGCGTCGTCATCCGCGAACGGGTCGTTCTCGTCCGCCTTGCCGACAAGCGCCCTAACGATTTTTATCGTGTGAGGGTATCTCGGGTTCTTGATGTTCGCCTTTCTCATACATCCTTATTTTATAATGTGAGGAAGCGGGCATCCGAACGCTGAAATGTCGGCACGCTTCACGCCATGAGAGGTTATTCTGAACGACGACTTCTTCTTTAACATCGAACTTGGCTCAAGCTTCGCATAGATTGCGTTGGCTTCCGCCTTGAGTTCCGCACGGTCACGCTCGGATATTTCAAAACCACCTTCCGTATGGCTCCATCCGTTATCGGAGTCGGAAGTGTTGTTCATCTTGCTCGGGCCGAGAACAAGCCATTTTAGAATGTCTGCATAGGCAAGGCGAACATCGGCGGGATTGGCGTCTACATACGCCATGTTTCCGTCAAGCGCTCTTTCAATGAGGATTGTACGCACCGTGTCCTCGGGTATGCTGAAACGTACCTTGCTGAACAGTGCGTCCTCCAGTGTGTGAATTTTATTGCCTTTATCCATAATGCCTATTCTGTCGTTAAATTCAGAGATTGTTTACGCTATCCGTCCAAGTGCAGCCGATTGCAGCCACAGGAGGACGGATAGCTTTTATGTTTAGGCAGCTACGCCTTCGCCCTTCTTGGTGATGTCGATAATCCAACGGTACGGGAAGTCGAGCATCGCCGGTACTGCGGCAAACATGAGGTCGGTATGCCACTCCATGTAGTCGCCGTTGGCGATTGTAGAGTTGCAGAGCAGGCCGAGACCATTGTTCGTCTGCGCGAACACCTTCTGAACGATATTGGTTCCGTACTTCTCGAACATCGGCTTGTCAGCAACCTGCTTGCGCTCGTACTCGAAAGCATTACCGGCAGGACGGAGAACAACGATGTTGTCATCCCAGCCCTTAACCTTGACAACCGAGCCGTCGAACTTGAGGTTGCGCTCCTCCTCGTCGATAATCTCGATGCGTGAGATACCCTGGATGTCGGCGAACGCCTTGAGGAACATCTCTGTGTTCACGCCATAGTCCTCAACATAAGCAACATAGTGGGCCTTACACCAGTTGATGTACAGCTCCTTAATCTGCTTGTTACCAAGGAAGGTGTTGTAGAAGGTGTCGTAGGTCATCTGCCATACGAGGGCAAGGCGGTTCTGACCGAACTCCTTGCGCCACTCGCTCTCAATCTTGCGCATCTGTTCGAGGATGTTGCAGTCAACGTTAGCCCATTCGAGCTTGCCGCACTTTCTGAAATTCTCCTTCGGAATTGGCACCTTGTGAAGCGGAATCTGGATACCACGGGCGATGCCTGTATAGTCAAGCTCGCCGGTTGTAGCCAGCTTTGCCACCATGTAGTTCATGGTCATGTCGAGAGAGTCCATCAACTCCTGGGTTTCGTTGCGCCACTGCTTTACGAGGTCGTGGTCGTTACCAAACTCCTCAAACTGCTTCTCGCGGTAGTTGCGCTCCTCTGCGGTTTCCTTGAAGCCGTCGGTAATGAAGTCGGGAATAGTGGCAGAATAAACTGCCAATGCACCCTTGTCCTTCTGGAACGAACCTGCGAGCGGAGCACGGAGGTTGGCGAGCGTTGCAGCGTGCAAAGCGGATGCCTCCACTGAGAATGTAGCCACGCCCTTATGGTTGGTAGGCGTGAGGTCGGGCGCGATAGTACCCTGCGTGAGATACCAGCCGTAGTTTACATGGAAGATGTCCTTCTTGTCGATAAACTTCTGCAAGTATCTTGTATTCTCGGGGTCGCTGAAAAAACGCGCCTTTCGGGAATTATTAAAATCAAACTTTGGCATATCTTTTCGTTTTTGTGTTGTGTGTTTTTCCGATTAGTTCTCTGCGTACCACCACTCTGCGTAGCGGCTCTTGTTCATCGCCTCTACAGCCGGTGGGATCGGACTCATGCGTGACTTCCACATAACCACGTCAGTGCCGAGCAGACAGAAGTCGTTGAGGTAGCGCGGAGCATAGAACTTGTCACTGCCGGCAAGTGTATGGAACGGCATGTCAACGTCGCATGGAGCGAAGCAGTTCGGGTTTGTAACCATAGCAGAAACAGTTGCGCCTGCCTTTTCCGCCTCCACGAGAACCGTACCGACGGTAAGGGAGCCGAGAGTTTCTGCGAGTGTAACCTTCCAAACATCCTTGCCGTCCTGCACGTCATTTTCAACCGCAGTAACGAGCACACCCTTACCCTTTGTCTTGAAGTCCTTCGGGCCAACCATGAGATTGTCACCCACAAACGGAATGTGGTGATAGCCGTCGCGTGTAATGTAGATGGCTGTATCCGCAGCAGCGGTGGTAGCCTTAGCCACCTCATAGCTCTTGAGCACCTTGATTGTGCCGCCGCTGTTGTCCGCAAAACCGAGGCTGTGCTCGATGAGGTCGCCGGCATAAATCTTGGCTGGGCCAGGGAACGGGTTTTTCAGGACACCGCCAATCGGAGGGCGACGGAACGCTTCCTTAACGGCACCAGGCAGGTCAACAAACACATGACGCTGACCACCGATAGTCATTTCTGACTGCAAGATTACAGCGCCGGTAGCATTGACTGCACCCTGCGCCATCATCTGTCCGTAGTAATCCTTGTTGTTATCCATAACTTTTTACCTTAAAAATTAAAATGTTTACTTCCCTTTCGGTTCGATGATGTCATCCCACTCGTCGTCACGGATTGTCTTGCCGCCGCCAGAAGAAGAGCCGCTGCCCTTGTGCGGTATAGCAGTGTTGCCTGTAGCACGCTTGAAGTCGGCAGTGTAAATACCCTCTGCCTTTGAAACCAGGTCGATTACATCGGCATCATGGTCGGGAATTTCAAGTTTGGAGATTGCAGTGTCAAGAAAGAAATCGTTAAGTTCGAGCTTTGCCTTGTCAAACTTGTCCTTCAAGCCCTTTCTGACCGCTTCGATTGTAGCGGCTCTTGATGCCTTCTTGTCGCGCTCCTCATTTGCCTTTTCAAGAGCTTCGAGCTTCGCGAGCAGCTTGTCGTACTTGTCGTCAGGCTTGCCTTCCTCTTCCTTCTTGCCGTTGCGCTCCTCCTCTTCCTTCTTCTTGCGTTCGGCTTCCTCTCTGCTTTTCTTAATCTCGTCAGAGACATTCTTGTGCAGATTGCCGTCCATGCGCTTGAGTCGGTTTGCCACCTTGGTGACTATCTTGGCGTTCGCAGCCTCGTCGTCGCCAATTTCATCCAGTACGTCATTAAGTTCTTCGTTAATGGTTTTCTGGCTAAGTGCTTTGAACTTGGTGGTATCAACCTCCTTGTTCACCAATGAAAGCAGTTCTTCTACTGTCATATTTAAAAGTTTTTGTGTTGGTTTTCGGTAGTTCTTCTACCATTAATGTATAAATATACGTTTTCTTTCGCAAAAATATGAATAAATATACAATTAACCAAATATTTTCGATATATTTGCATAAATATTTTGTATATATATGCAGAAAAGTTGTTTTTCAGGGTTGAAATTGGATAACGGAGAGCCTATTTACACTCAAGAGTACATTCAATCACTAAGAGATAAAGACATGAAGCATCCCGACAGGTTGAAGATTATCGCTCAACGTGGCGGACAGGAGCGTATGATTGCCATTGATGCTGATATTAAGATAGTCGGAGGCTCGCGAGGCGGCCCGCTCGATGAGAATACGATGGTTTTAATGTCCAGGGGTTTCGTTAAAATCAAGGAGCTGAAATATGGGGATACCGTAATCGGTTCGGACGGGAAAGGACATCGTGTTTTGGGACTCCTCGCTTATCCGAAAAGAGATTGTTACGAGATTACACTATCAGACGGAGCGAAGATAACTTGCTCTGACGACCATATTTGGAACGTTTACATTGACGGAAGCAGACGGTGTATGCCTCATCTCGCTTGCGAGATTGAGAAATATATCACTGACGGATACGACATAACCATTCCGTGCGTCAAGCCAGTGGAATTTGATGAAAGCTACGGACTCGCTTCTATCAGCGAAAGAATGTCTACACTCGAAAGACTTATCAGTAATACGGGAAGAAAGAGCGCCGAGTATTGGTGCAAAAAATACCGCACTTCCAAGCAGGCTACCGACTTTAAGTATTTGGTTGATAGTTTAGGTTCGGTGTGTTATGTGCGAAAAACAGCGAAAAAGAAATGGTCGGTTAGGTTCAACTATAAGAAAAAGGAACTTGTAAGGCGTATCGTAAGCTGCAAGAAAAGCGGAAAGAGGGATTGTTGCTGTATTGCAGTAGACAACCCGGATGCACTGTTTGTAGTCGAAGACTTCATCGTTACCCACAATTCCAAATCCTTCTCTTCTCTCATGGAGGTACTGAAAGACATTAAGAATCCAGACTTCCATGCAACAATCCTGCGTAACGAGAAGGATGACCTTCAATCGCTTGTAACGGACTCGTACAAGCTCTTCTCGCAGTTCGGCACATACAACAAGTCGCAGAATGATATGACGTGGAACTTCACCAACGGAGGCTGGCTAAAATTCTCATACTACGCAGGCTCGTACCAGGACTTCAAGACCCGCTTCCAGGGCCGTCAGTTCGCATACGTGTGCATCGACGAGGGAACCCAGTGTCCGTACAAGAAGTTCAAGTATCTGCTTACCAACAACCGTAACGCCTCGCAAATCCGCAACCGCTTCTGGATAACGTGCAACCCTGATCCTGAGTCGTGGGTGCGCAAATTCATAGACTGGTGGGTAGACGAGGATGGATACATTATCCCCGAGCGTGACGGAGTCATACGCTACTGCTTCATGGACGGAGATACTCCCGACTCAATCTATTGGGGAGATACGCGAGAGGAGGTTTACGAACAATGCGGAGGTATCATAGATAAGCTGTGGAAAGAAAGCTATGCCGAACTCGGATATACCAAGCTCGAAATGTTCATCAAATCCGCCACATTCATTCGTGCCGACGTATCGGAAAACATCAAACTTATCTCTACCGACGCATCATATCTCGCCAACCTTGCACAACAGGACGAGGAGCAACGTATGCGCGACCTCGAAGCCAACTGGAACTGGAAGTCCGCGGGCGACGATATGATAAAAATGGCAGACCTCGAAGAAATATTCGACAACGCCGTACAGGTCGGAGATGGAGTGCGGCGTGCATCTGCCGACATTGCCTTTACGGGCGGCGACAACTTTGTGATGTGGCTGTGGGAGGGATGGCACTGCAAAGACCTTGTAGTAATGCGCCTCGACTCTCAAACGCTCGTGTCTGCGGTGCAGGCGAAGCTGCGTGAATGGGGAGTGGAGGAGTGCAACTTCACTTACGACTTGCAGGGTATCGGTCAGTATTTCAAAGGTTTCTTTGCCGATGCCGTACCGTTCAACAACCAGGCAGCACCTGTCGCTATGACACACCAGGAAGAAAAGGGTATCAGATTCCTGTACAAAGACCTTAAATCACAATGCGCCTTCCTGTTCTACAAGATGATAAAGGAGAAGCAAATCTCAATAGAGCCATCACTGCTTGAGCGCAAGTATTCTGGCGACGGATTTGACAAGGTGCCGCTGCGCCAGATTTTGCAGAAGGAGAGAAAGATGCTGCGCCGCGATGACAACAGCGACGACAGGGGCTTCAAGCTACTGCCTAAGAAGATGGCTAAACGGTACGTAGGACACTCGCCTGACTTCTTCGAGTCATGGCTATATATAATGATTTTCAGCTTAACTAAAAAGAAACACAAAAAGATAAAAGGACTATGGATGCTTTAAACAATGTAAAAGACGTGCGGGAGCTGCTCGTCCGAAAGCCGTTTTACGAAGTGACCCCGAAGGGTTATATGAAACACGGAATTATCGACCGTGAGTTTTCCGAGAATGAAGACCCTTGTATGCCTGCGGATGTGCTGTACCGCAACATCAAAACACAGCAGGACTTCTTGCGCGAGTTCTATCCGTCAGGGCACAGGATTTGCGACCCGCAGCAATATCCCGACATCTGGAAGAAGAACCCGGAAACGGGACTTTGGTGCGTGCAGAAAATTCAACGCACTGCGTTTGCCTTTCAGCAGGTTATTTACACCAAGCACGTTCTTCATGTGACTGGTAATGACATTCAGTTCGAGCTTGCGGAGGGAACCGAAGAAGGTGGCGAAGAGAAACTACAAGAGCTGCTCACGAAATACAGGAAGGGATGGCTCATGCACGATATGGAAATACGCTTCTTCGAGGCGGTATCCGCATATATGAAGGTTGCAGACTGTGCCATTGTAGGCTATTTCGACGGCGACGGCAAATTCGGAACGAGAACACTCTCGTTCGACCGTGGCGACACGTTGTTTCCGAGATACGACCCGCTTACCGGCGAACTGATTGCGTTTGCACGCAAGTATGTGGACTACGACGAAGAAGGGGAGGAGCGCATCGAGTGGATTGAAGCATGGGATAAGGATAAGTTCTACCGATTGAAGAAAGATTTGTCGGGAGGCACAGCGAAAAACGTAGTCAGAAAGATTGCGTCAATCTTCGGCGCGTCCGAATATGCCTGCGTCGAGGATAAACGACACGGCTTCCCGTTCATACCTGTAGCATACGCCCGTAACGAGGACGGCCCTTGCTGGTCTGCCGTACAGCGCAATATCGAGGATTATGAGGAGGCGTTCTCGTATCTCTGCGAGAACAACAAGGCGTACGCCTTCCCGATACTCACGCTTACCGGCGAGGGGGATGAGATAGAGATAAAGGGCGATACCAACGGCGCTGCTAAGACGATCATGATTACCGACACGGACGGCAGGGCGGAGTTCCTCAACGGCACGGACGCGTCAAACGCCTTCGCTACACAGCTCAACAAGTCTTATGACCTCATCTACGAGCTTTCGTTTACCGTAAAGCCACCCGAACTCAAATCGGGAGACCTGCCGGGCGTTGCAATCAAGCTGCTGTATTCTCCAGCCCTCGAAGCTGCCATGAACGACGCGCAGAGATTGCAGCCGTTCCTCGACCAGTTGGTGCGTATAACTAAGTTTGGTATCGGAACGGAGAACAACTGCATGGCCTCAATGGTCGCACTGCCAGTTAATGCGTGGATTGAGAGCTATATCCATCAGAACGACACTGAGCTTATCACCAACCTGGCCACTGCGGTTCAGAACAAATTCCTCTCGAAGCAGACTGCTTCTGAGCGCAATTCCAAGTTCTCGAAAAACGACGAGTTTACTCGTATCATGCGCGAGCAGAAAGAGGAAGACCAGCAGGACTTGCTCATCGACATCCAACGTCAGGAGGCACAGGTTGAGAACAACATCGAGCAGGAGGAAGCACTTGCAAAAATTAACAATCAGCAGCCTGGCGACGACATCAATACAGGTCGTGGCAAAAAAGGCAGACCGAAGAGGTCTGACAAGGCATGGGACGAGAACGGCAATTACCCTGGCCGCAACAACTGGGATAAGAATCTAAGAAAGTAATTTATGGAGTCACGAGAATACGCACTTAACAGAACGAAAGCGCAGATAGCCTGCGAGTCGCGCGTACAGAAGCGACTGTTTAAAGTTGCCCGTGAGATAGTGTCGCTCGCTTCCAAATACAGGAGGGGAGCGACACTGACAAACGAGAATGGGTTTATTGCGGCCTCACAGCGCATTGCGTTAGGCGTTGCTGACGGAATAGAAAATGACATTGCGGTCTGTGCCAAGACCGCATGCTCGATATTGAATATCGGCACGGAGAGCACGGAAGCCTTTCTTGTGTCAAAGGTGTTCGGCAAGACATCAATGGAGCGAACCACCAGTTATCTGAAAAACTTTGCGGAGGACATGGTGCGGATGTGCAAGGCCGGCGTATTGATGAAATACACCGACTCGCAGCTCATGTCCGCAATGCGTACTGGATATAAAGACCCATACACCACGTCCGTAATCACGAAGGCAAGAAAGGAGGATATAAACATCGCCACGCCTTCATACGGCAAGGGTGTATTTCATTCGGCGTACCAGAACATCGTCCGCAACGCGCGACAAATGGTCGCCGTCGCATGGGGTAGAGCCGAACAGCAGTACGGCAAGGAACATGGGGCGATAGGCTACTATATCTTTCGAGGAAGTTCGTATCCGTGCGCGCACTGCGATGATGAGACGACGTATCTGCACCACTTCGGAGATCCGTTTCCACCGCTGCACTACCGGTGCTTTTGCTATGTTAAATTTGTTTACAAAAAAGAGGAGGAGTAATTATGTCAGAATACACATTATCAGCCTATATGTACAAATTGAAAAAGCAGTACAACATGGCGGATATTTCATATCTTATATATGCCGACCTGCGTGCGGCAGGGTGGGGTAAAGGCGACGCTTGGAATGTAGCCTTCCAAGGCCAGGGCCTAAACTGGGCCAAAGCCGAACTGCTTCGCGAGATTGAGAAGCTCGAAGCACTCGACTCAGTTCAGGCGCGCATCGCGGATGTACAGGGCACAAACTCGCCAAGGAACGACGAGATAACCGCGGAGGAACTTGCAAAGGAAACTTCAAAGGAATCCATTCTGCGCAAGCTGGTAGCTGCTGAAAAGAAAGCCAAGAAAGGCTCTCCTGACTGGCTGAAGATTGTGTCGCTTGAGGCGGACTATAACAAAATCAAGCAGGATGAGATAGATGTGGAGAACAATACTTGTCACTACTATTTACCAATCAACTATCCCACTTCGTGCAAAAATTGCCTTCTTTATAAAAACAAGAAAGATAAATAAATACAGGAATAGCCTTGCAGTAATCTCTTTGCTGCAAGGCTATTCCTGTTTCTACTTGTACTTCTTGCCGGCAACCTTTTCAAGCGTCGCCATGAACGTTTCTTCAATCAAACTGTCATTGAAGGTCGGCAGAAAAACCTCTTCTGGAAGTGCCTTTCTTTCTGCCGTCTCCATGATGATACGCAGGCCCATTTCGAGAGCATACTTATCTTCGATGATTTTAATGATACACTCTTCCATAACTATCTCTGTTTACTCTTCTTTCTTTGCAGGCAGGTCGTCCTTGATAAAGCTGTATTCCTGCGTCTCTTCCGCGCTCTTCATGTTGGATATGAGGAAGTGCTCCGCAAGGTCTGCTTCCGTGATGCCGTATGTCTCGTAGATAACTCCGCTTGGCGTGCGCTTCTTGTAGAACTTGCAGGAGTTCCACATCACTCTGCCAAACTTCTGCTGTGACGGTATCTCCTTTTCCTCAAGATTGTTATCCTCACAGAACTGTCTGAAGCTGTCATACAGCGTCTTAGCGTTTATCCAAACTGGTATCTCGCCCTTCGTTCCCTTGTCACAGCGTATCTCATACGCCTTGAGCCATGCCAGCACGGGCTGCGTGCCGAGATATGAAAGGATAAGCTGCTTGCGCGAACCTTCCGCAGACGGAAACTGAAACTTGCGCTCTCTCAACATACGCTCGCCTTTAAGAACCCAGTTGAACACACCTGAAAGCTCCTCCTTGATAATCTCCGCAGCAAGACGAGGGTTCTGCTTCTCTTTCGGGATGGTAACGTCAAAGCTGACGTACTGCAAGCGTCGGATAAAGCCGAGGGTAACATCCTCGGGGAACGGAAGCTCGTTGAGATTGAAGATGAGATATGGAAGACTCTTTGACTCCAGTACGTTCTCGCCAAGTTTTCTGTACGGTACAGGTTCTCCGCTTACAAGACGCTTAAACATACCTGTATTCTTGCGTCCGAACTTCTTCGGGTCGGAGTCGGAAGACCAGTTGAAGATGGCGTTACGGATAGGGTAGCGCCCTCTCATGCCCTCGTCACCGTCAGCAGTAAGCTCCGCATAGTCCATTTTTGATATGCGGTCTTTGCCGAACAGGGCGCACATAACCTCGAATATCACACTCTTTCCGTTTGCTCCGCTACCGATAAGCATAAGGCACAGCTCTATCTTGTCGGACATCTTTCCCTCATACGGGTTGTATGCGTCGCCGCGCTGCACCAAGCCGAGTCCCATGAACATCTGCAAGATGTCACGCGAGTCCTTGTCGGGCAGCACATCAAGCAGGAATCTCTCCCATTTCTTGCACTTCGCTTTCGGATCGAAGTTGTACGGATGATAGTAAGTCACATGATAATGCGGAGAGAATGGCATCGCCGTAGGAGCCACACGCGCAAGACCGAAGTCAACAACACCGTTGGCGAAAGCCACAACGTCGAACTGCGGAACAAGCACGTTGTAGTTCTTGATGGTGTCGATGAACGACTCCTTTCTGATTGTGGAACGACCGAGCACGGGTGCTATGAACAAGTCCTCCATAAGCAACTGGTAAGCCTGCTCCACAACAATCGGCTCCACCACCTCGTATATCTTTCCGTTGAACGTATAGAACGCTCCTGCAAAATATTTTACAGGGCAGTCCTTGGCAAGCTCTCTGATACTCTTGCAGAAGCCTACCAGGAGCCTGTTCCAATTCTCGCTGTTTACCTTGCCCCAGTCGGTTCTGTACATACCGAAGCCGTACTTCGCGTCTGCACTCAACGCCTTCAACTGCCCGAACAGCGAATCTATCGCCTCACCACTACTTCTTTTCATTCTTCCTTCTCCTTGTGTTTTTCTCTAATTGTGACATCACCTCGCGTCTTTCTGACCCTGCCGCCGTGCAGATAGACGAAAGCCTTTGCACCCTCTTCGCAATACACTTCCACCTCCGCATTGTCGTACATGTTGATAAACGCTCTCGCAAGGCCGTTTACAAATACAGTCGCCTCGCAGTCATGCCTTACATATATGTCGCCGCAGCTCTTGCCAGAGTAGGTCAGTCCTGCGACGCACTCTCCGTTTAATATCACCGTCGGCTTGTCGTCCGCAAGCACGTTCTCGTCCACGTACACGCCGTGGTCGTGAATAACATCCCCGAACTCCTTCCGTATCACTTCGCATGATGGAAAGTTGTGTTCTATGCAGAAGTCAATGCCTCTGACAAACTTCTCGACAAGCTCGTCTTTCGACGTGCCGTCGGCCCATTCGTCAGTCCATTGCTGGCACAGACCCAAGCCGACCGCCTGCGACTTCATCTTAGCCGAAAGTTTCTCTGTCTTTCTGTCCGCCATATTTATTTATCGTCATGCTTTGTGTTTCGTTCTATATACTCGCTCATGGCTTTCATCTTTGCCGTCTGGTACTCCGCATCACCGACGACGGTAGTATCAACGAACATGCCGGTAAAGATAGCCTCTGCGTTCTTGCCTTCCGTTCCGTGAGTGCGCCAATCGCCCTTCTCGTCACGAACCATGCCGAGCGCGTCGATTGCCTCGAACATCGTCGTGCCGATGCCAAACTCCACCTTCCATCCGCCGCCGACCGTTTCGACACAAATGTACGGAAGCGAGCCTCGTGTCAGATGCTTGCGGACATCCTCACGGATACCTTCCTTGTCGCGGAGTTCCTTCAACTCCTGCTTACTTAGGCTGCGCGACTTCTTTGTAACTACAAAATTGCCGCAATATAATTTCTTTCCAAAATCCATATCTATACTTATTTAGTTAAACAATGTTTTTATCTTCTTTAAAGGCATTTCCTTCGCCCGTATTCGCATATCAACGTTGCGTCGCACTTGTTATCGTCTACGTTCTTGCACTTGCTTGTACGTCTAAAATCTTCGGTCGGAAACAATCGTCTTGCGGCGTTGATGGATGTCGCCTTGTTGTCCGTGCTTTTCTTTCCGCAGTAACTCTTGATAACCTTATCGTGACTTATCCAAATCTCCTTCTGCCAAGTCTTCGGAGGTACAAGATGATAGGGTATCTCAAGCGCAATCAACAGACCTTGCAGTAATCCGAACGTTTCTCCGAACGAGAATGTGGACTTTGCCGACGAACCGAAGATGGCGTGTATCTCCTCCATACAGCACACGCAACTTTCCTCGCACACCGTCTTGATGTTTTTCAGAAACAGCGCAATATCGTGATAGTCAAAATCCTGCAAGGAGCAATACTCGCGCGTGCCGTCAGGGTGCATTACTGCTATGAAACCCTTTGAGCCAGGGTCTATGCCGATGTATGTCTTGTTTGCCATATTATTTTACTCCCGATGAATTAAAACCGTTGTCACCACGCTTCTTGTCGCCATTTTCTTTGTCGTCGTTTTCTTTGTCGTCGTTTTCTTCTTTCTTGATGACACCGCTCACAAGTTCCGTGTTCGGTATCTCCACAATGCGCATCTGTGCTATCTTTGTGCCGGCAGGGATAATAATCTTATTTGACAGATAGCTGCCTATTCCAAAGGTTTTTACGATTGCCGTAACCTCGCCAGTATAGCCGCTATCTATCAAGCCAAGTTTAACATCGGCATCAATTCGCACCTCTTTAGTAAATCCGTCTTTGTACAGTTGTTGGGCATACATTCCTATTGAGGACATGCCGCTTCTTGGTTGTATAACCGCTGCAAGGTGTTTGGGTAGTTGTATTTTGAAGCCGAGCGGTATTGCATAGCGCTCATAGTCGAGCACTTTTACGTCTTCCTTGGTGAACACATCATATGCTGCATCGGCATCGTGCGCCTTTTCAGGCATCCTGCCGCCACAAAGTTCTATTATTATCTTCTCTCTTTCCATTTTGTTTTTGTTTATTATTTCTTACCGTTCCACTTTACAAACTCCTCACAAGCCTCATCTTCGCCCATTACGAACGTGTAGAGGTCTTTGGCGAGGCAATAGGGTGCGCTGTCTGCATCCTCGTCTGCAAACATCACGCAGTCTTTGCACTTGTTCTTACATTTATCTGTCATGTGTTTATAGTTTAGCCAAATATTTCAAAATAAGAGGTGTACTAATAAAAACCCCGATGTCTCCAGAAACTGTGCAGTCGGCATATATTTCGTAGGTACTGCGCAACCTCGTATATTCTCTTTGTACGCTTAGATGAAATGGAGTTGGGATGGGAATGCGACTAAACCACTCCGCATTGCCAAGATCCTCGCCGCACTTATGCAAGAACCAGCCATCCTTGACTTTGGTTATTTCTTCGTTCAAAAAGAAGATGCCACCTCTCTTGATTTGCCAGAGTGCAAATAAGTACCTGTTGCCGGCAGCCTCATCCCACAATGTTTGTGGGGGCGAGCTGCTTAATTCCTCTACTGTCTTTCCCATATCCAATACGTTACTCGAAAATATCGGCGTTCAATGTATGGTTTATAGCAGCGAACAATTTGTCACGCACATCTTCGCGTGACCATTCCACTTTTTCAGCGACTTCTCCAATGGTCACACATGCGAAAGCGGTGAGGGCTTCCATGATTTCCAATGGTGTTGCACCGTCTATTGCATCTTTCGCCTTAATCATCCCTTGCATCAGGGGAAGTTCCTTTCCAAAATTTCTCATATCTTCATCTCCTTTCTTAATCATACGCTTTGTTTTTAATTATATCTATAATATTCTGCTCTTTAATTTTGAGAAAGTGATATAAATCGATTCTCTGAGCGCTTTTTACGCAGTGAAATTTGCTAAAATCAACTCCACAACAGTCTATTGTTAGAGTTATTACTTGGTCTACGTAGTTTTCGTCTGGAGCTTTGAATGATGCCAAAAACCGCTTGTATTCAAAGTTTATCTCTTCAACCATTCCGCAAACCATACCATCGTATTGGAAGACTCCGTTTTCAAAGTTTTCCCTTTCCTGACCTTCGAGGTTTTCGATGAAATATGACGCGGGCGCGATAAACAGAGTCCCTTTATGACATTTCATAAGCTATTTATTTTTGTAAAATTCTATTATTGTATACACAAGAATCGCAATATATACGGCAAGCAACACATATAGAGGAATAACTGTTCCGCCTCCGTAATGAGTTTGCGGTAGTGCTATTGGGATGTATGGGATATATGTAATCATAAGCTATTTATTTTTTGTTATTCATCATACGAAAAGCTCTTTCGGCCATAATACTATTTTGTGGGTTATGAAAAAGGAGAAAATAGAAATTGCCATGTTCTTTTGTGTGAACCGTATGCAATCCACAATCCTTAATATAACCATCATCACCAATGCAAGGATCCAACAATTCGCGAATCGCGCTATTGCAGCTTGGTCGAACTATAATAACGCCACCCGTTTCTCGAAGTTCTTCAAGTTTTTTCCACTGAGCTTCGATATTTTTGTCTCCATAGAACAAATCATAACCATAAGGTTCTGTGATTTCTCTATCAATGCACATTCCCAAAGGAATCACAATTACTATAATCGGTTTCATAAGCTATCCTTCTGCAATTAAACCCCCAAAATAATACAAAAGCACACCGTAAACTTTCATTTCCGCTTCCGAAAGTTGCTTAAAACAGCCAAAGTCACAGTCCTTATTTACATAAGCCCTAATTTGAGGTGCAAACCTTATTTGCTTAACTGCTATTGTATATTCCGATTTGTGTGGAAAAACAGAATCCATATCCTCAATAACCGAGCATATAACCATTCCGTCCTCTCTGACTTCCGCATAACTTTCTATTTGCTGCTTTAGCTTTCCGACGGAATTATTTAGAAAAAACTCTATGGGTGCAAGGTAAATGTCACCAAGTTTTAATTTCTCATTTTTATCCATAAGCTATTCCTCCTTGTCTTTAATTTCTATAAAATCACCGACTCCCAAACGAGCGTTGTTGATGCAATTACATATCCAACCCATAAGATATGCCTGGTGCTCATTTCTGCCATTATACATCCTTTCCAAATCGCACGCATCGTTGATAGACGATAGAACATGATATGCCTCATGGCAGATATTTTTCATAGTCATATCGCTCTTCTTTGGAAATACAACGAGATTGCCGAAGTATTTCCCTGCCTTACTCATACATTCGTCATAAACCATACCTCCGTAGTTTCCTTCACTCATAGGCTCGCCGTTGTGAACAAGAGGCTCGCCTTTCATGTTAGTAAAGCATTTGTCTATTTCTTCTTCCGACGTATTGTACATCACCCAAAGTTTCCTTGGGTAAATCTGCGGTGTATATTCGTAATATCCTTTCTTCTTCATATCTCAACTATTTTTGTTTTGATACAATCTCGATAGCAGACAATAATGTCTTTTCGCTGATACCATTTCTACTACCAACACCATCTTTCTCTATTTTTTCAAGAGATTTCTCAATAGAGCAGAAATCTTCCTGGGAATTACCTATAAAGCCACCAAGTTCTTCACTTACACTACTGATGTCATCGTTGGCTTTTTTAACAATAGTTTCAAGACGATCGAAACGCTTGTCGATATAATCTTTCAGCCTTTCTTCGTGCTCTATAATATCAACGCAGCGGCCGACTGTTGGATGTGTCCAGTTATCTTCTACGAACGCATAATAATCACCTTTTTCCTCGCTGTGTCTTTTGTTGGCCACAACTCTTAGACACACAAAATTGTCTCCATTCATTACTGCGTAAATACCCTCTCCGAATGGATATAGTTCGGCTTTTTCCATATCCGACCTACTTTCAGTTACTTTAAAAGCGACCTTCCCTAAAACATTAACTTTAATCTCCATATCCTCAACTATTTTACTTTAACCATGTTAACTATCTCTATTGGTGCAATAGGTTTGATATAATGATACCCTAACGAATCTGTATAGTTCAAGCTATTCCACCCTCTCCCGACACGAACATACGGAACCCTGCATGTACGGATGTTTATGCTATCCGCTTTGTCAGGGTAATGGATAACAATGGTTGCAGAATACCATACCGTATCGTCTTTAACAAATCCGCCGTTCTTGTATTTTTCACTTTGCCAAACAACAGAACCAAAGATTAAAACCGCTAAGGCAAAAAGTGATAAAAAACACATTTCTGCACTCCAAACATTCAACCATCTTTTCACGTTCATATCCTCAATATTTATTTGTGCAACCTTCCGATGTGCCACCTTGAGCACAGCTCACAGAAGTAAGGCTTTTCGCCAATAGCTTTCAGCCTCGGGTTCTGATTTAGAAACTCCCATGCCTCATCCTCGGTATCGTAGCCAACCTTCTGCTTCCACGAGTTCCCCTTGCGAGTCCAGTGCCTTGCGTCGGGATGCAGGGTGGAGTAGGGTGCTTTGTTGCGGTATCTGTTTTTGTTCATTTTTATTATAATGTCAAATCAATGCCAAATTCCCTTTCAAGAAATTCCTTCCAGTTTGGCTTTCCAAACAGCGAGTTGTTTGCTTCCTGCCAGTCTTTTTCACGAAGGAAGAATACGTTACGAGTAAACCATTCGTAAATGTCGGCATATCGGTCTTGAACGTGTGAGTCGGGATGTGTGTCCCAAAACCGCTTGCCGGCGCGCAGATAACAGCGAGCCATGCGCGGTTTCTCCTTGAAGTACGCGATACGCTTGCGCTGTGAGGCGAGTGGGCAGCACATACAGCCCAGGCGTTTCGATACGTCGATTTGCCCCCCCCGAATTGTAGTAAATAGGTGCGAGCTTCAGCTTTCGGTCGATGATGAAGTTGCGCACGTCCTCGTCGGTCCATTCGAGGATAGGGTATATAGCTTCCACATGGTTTTCTTCCTTCTTCTCTCCGTAGTACCTACATTCTGTCGGCTCTTTGTATATTGCCGCTCTTTTTGAACTCTCGGCTTTTCGCACGCCAATAATCGCCTTGTTGCACACCTTGTATTCTTTCAGTTGTTCACAACAGAAGCGATAAAAACGCGAGGGGAGTCCTTTCTTTGCCACGAGGTTGAAGAATGAAATCTTAGGGCGCAGTATCTCCACGCCCATTTCTTTTACATGTGCAATTGTACCAGGCGGGTCAATCGTAGTGCTCTTGTGGATGGCGCGATACCTGATACCAGATTCCTTAGCCAACTGGAGTATCACGTCCGAGTCTTTGCCTCCCGAATACGCCACCTCAATCTCTCCGTCGTATCCGTTCTGCACGCCTTGCAACAGCCGGATGGCACGGTCTATTTTCTTTTGAAGTTGCTCGTTTATCATATCCATTTTACGGTTGTTTCTCCGTTGTAACCTTTCTCCCATACAAACCATGCGTAGCTGACTGCACTACCCCCCCCATTGCGCATCGTAGCGAACTTGCCGTTCTTTGCACACAACACTCTCTTTGAGAATTGCAGTACGTACTTAGGCGGCGTGTTTTTATAGAGCCTCTCGTAGCGTTTCTGACCCTCCAGGAACGTTGTCTTGAGAAACATCACACACAAACCTCCGTTAGGAAGCAAGTCAAGCGAGTGTTGCACGAACTCCAATGCGTACTTGTAGGGTGGGTTCGTCAGTATGCACTTGCAGCCGTTGGGCATCGTATCCGCTTTAAAGAAGTCCTGCACACCGCCGTAGCCTCGGTCTATAAGGTCGGTACTCACGACATCATGCCCGAACTCGACAAGACGCTCTGACAAGCATCCAGTACCACAAGCGCACTCCCATATCTTCTTCGGCAAAGAGAAGTGCTTTAAGAGCTTGTCTATAGCCTCATGCGATGTGCTATAGAAGTCGTGCTCCTCACGCTCCTTGTCCGTGTGGTTGCTCGCACCGATTGTTACGAAGGTGCTCTTGCCGTTTCCGTTCCAGTCCTTAGTCATTACTCAATTTGTTTGTAACCCAAATTATAAAGTGTCCTACGGATAAAATCCATTCCCTTTTGATAGACGAGTGTCTTGATGCTAATTTTCACACCGTCATGCGTTGTGTATTTCTGTTCTATCGTGCGGAAATATCCACAGTCAACATACTTCTGATATGGGAGATTGTTCCACATGAGTATTTTCGCGTTGCGCAGAATTTCAAACAACTTGTTTCTGCCGATGTTTTTGAAGTGGAGAGTATTCGCAGCTGCCTTGATGTCGATGGCGGTCTTGCTTTCAGCCACTGCTTCAAAGAACTCTACTTTCGGCTTCTGCATCTCAAGCTGCTTCTGCTGTGCTTCTATCTGCTCCTGCTGCTTGGCAGCAAGCATAAGAGCCTGGGCAAATGACTGAGGAACACCAGAACTCTGACGTATCTGTTGCTCCATAGCGTTAAAGGCATTCATATACTCCAGTTTGAAAGCCAAAGCCTTCGACCCCGTAAAACCCATAGCCAACAGAGTAAAGCCGTCCCTGTTCATCACGTAGATAGGCAGCTTTTTCACACCGCCACCAACAGGCATCGGCTGTTCCACCTCTGTAAGGGAAAACATCTTCGCAAGTTGCTGGTTCTCAACGAAAAGGGATTTTTCCCCTGTCGTAAATAAACTTTTTATAGCTTTAAGAACGTCGCTATGTTCTTTACCAAACTTCTCTGCAACAATCACACTCGTTGTCAGTGCCTGATTATCGTTACTTCTAAATACAATCTCTTGCATATTATTAGATTTTAAGTTGCAATTATTTCTTCGTTTTGTCAAGTTCCATAATCGTAAGTATCGCATAGTTCGCAAGGTCAAGCAGGGAGTCTCTCATACTCTCGCCCTTCACCTTCGCCTCGTCAGACATCAGTGACTTCACGCGCTTTAGCTTCTCTGCCATGTGTCCGTAGGCGTATGTCATGCCGCACTCTTTAAACAGCTCCGCAAAACTATTGCCGTAGTCGTGATTCTTCGCCTTGAAGGTGTCGTACATGCCGTTGGTAATGTCGCGGAACGTATCGGCATCTCCAGTTGGCTGTTCAGTAAACGCGGAAAGCTTTGGAAGAACGTCAATCGGATCAAGGGAACATCCGTAATGCTCCATACGGTATCTTTTACCGCCGCTACGACTGCCGGCAAAAAAGGTGCTGTTCGCCCAGTCTTTCCTCGGGTTCTCTGTACTGAAAATAGGGTAGAGATTAGCGTCGATAGCACGTCTTCCGTGTTGCATCACGTCGCCCAGGGATATGTAGCGCGGTTTCTTCCCGAGCGCATCGCTGCGAACCTTGATGTACTCGCCGACCCATGCGCAATGCGGGTCATTCTTGTCGGCGAAGCTTATCAGCTTCGGACCGCCGCACACCTCGAAAAGCGGCACTTGGAGCGTTACATAATTTTTGTCTCCGTGCGGAGTTTTCAGCGTTGTCAGATACTGGACGGATTCACACATATCCGTGGCGCCTGGATGCTTACGCTCAATTTTGTTATTGGGCAGTCTAAACTTCAAGCCCTCCTTAATGTCCTCTCTATTAATCATTGTTGCTACTCCTTCCTTTGTGTAAAAAATCCATTAACATTTCGCGGTTGTCAGAATTATTATCTAAGCCGTAAACTTCAACGATATGATTATCTACAACCTTATTCCATAGTTCGCAAGGAGTAACCTCACGAAATCCAACCTTGGCAAATCCGCTGTCGGCAAGTCTGTTTATTATCTTTATCATCCTCGAATTACTATCCTTTGCTACTCCTTTCATTATATGGCACCCATATCTCCTCCATCTCGCGCAGCGCAAGCTCGTAGGCATCTATATCGTCCTTCGTAGGGTTGTTATTGCTGTGATAAACAATAATGGCAAACACAAAGTAACGAAAGAGTATTGCCGCATCGTAATATTGACGTGGATGACGTATAAAATTACAACAACCATACCGACCTCCGTCAGGCAGCGTGCCGTCACCAGATACCACAAGCACATTGAGAGGACGAGTCGCCCATTGTATGTCTATAGGCTCTCCCGATTTTATACGCTCTTTCAACTCACACGCCTCGCAGTACCATGCGTGAAGAGCACCCTCACCGGCATACTCAACCTTTGGTATAGGGCATTTCAGCAGACGCTGCAAATCATCCAATAACTCCTGTTTCATATCTCGTTCTTGTTTTTACCTTCTTGTTTCTTTGTAATGTCTGACATATAACGGTATATATTCCTCGCCATACCGTTACACCAGTCGTCAACAAACGGGTCGCTCTCGAATAGTGGCAGTTTCTTGAAGTCAGTCTTGAACCAATTAGTGAACTGCAACAAGACATAGCGCATCACGGCTACATCATGGGCGTTATCCATCGCTCCATCAAGATTTCGCAAAGCTCTTTCCGATAACTCGCGCAAATTGTGATACCCGTAGAGTATTCGTCTATTTTTATTTTTTTTCTTCATTTAAACCATTATTTTAAGATAACCTATAGCCTCATCCATTTGCATAGCAAACGCGCCGTCTCTACCTTCGATTGTAAAAACAATCTGGTCCTCAGACTCATCCCATCCAAGGATTGTTCCGTGCATAGGGCCACCGATTGTATCACACCAGAAATCCTGTCCGGCGTTAACATCTTCCGCCGTCATCTTTCTGAACTTTAAGTAATACGCTTTACCGTCTTCTGTAATTCCCGACTCCATAATTAACATTCGTTATAAAATTCGTACAACCCGTATGGGAATATAAAGGAAATTCCCAATACTATAAAACCAGCAGACAGCGATTTTGCAAAAGCCAATATCGTGACAACTGAAAAAGCCAGTGAAACTCCCAATATCATCAGAATTTTTAGCCGCTTGCGCCATCTGTTGCGCTTATCCCTCTCCCACTTTTCCTCCTCCTACTCTTTTTCAAGTCTTTCCATGAGGTTTTCCATTACGTTTCCCATACTTTTACAATTAATTTTGCTACTTTTGCATCTGATAAAACCAGACTGTAGAGACGGTCAATTCCGATTAACCGAAAATGAACGATTAATGTAGGTTCCAAATGCAGCCAAATCCCCGATAAACACGGGGTTTGTGTAGGTAGTGTATGATAAGGTTCTCAACCCCTATCCTCACATGCCTCTGAAACGAAGATACAAAATAAGTTCTACAATCATACACAAACTCCCGTAAATACGAGGTTTTTGGTGCATTTTTATCCTACATCGAGTGTATAATAAATATACATAGCTATACGGCGACAGACAGACGTTCCACTTCCCGGTTTCGACCGCCAGGAAGTTAATAAAACTGAATATACATAAATATACAAGTTTACAGTTTTTAACAAACGGGAACATAAGTTTACACAAAGCCAAAAATCGGAAGAAAAAATTTTTAAAAGAGGTGACTATAGCGACAAATAGCCAATTCTCAGGGGGGTGCACCCTGTTTTCTTTATATTATATGCAATAATATAACGTTAATAAGTGTTAAACGTACATTTTGTGTTTCACGCTTGCCTAATATTATATAAAATTGTAACCGCTTGAAAATCAGCACTTTATACATTTATATTAATTTCTAATGTGTATAAATATAATGTTTCACGACTTGTTAAACATATTTAAATTCGGCTTGTTTCTGAATTTGTTAAACGTAAATTAACCAAATATTGTGTTATATTGTAAGAATTAATCATTGTTAAAATATATAACACACTGAAAACCAATTAGTTGCAGCGATCTTATATATGTTAATATATTTGCTTTTGGTCGAAAATTGTCGTACCTTTGTAGGGTCGATAGGGGGGAACACCTACGACAACGCACAGGGTGAAGGCAATAACCCTGTGGCGTGGCGGTCTTTAAAATAGTGATACACTAAAGCGGTGCAGCCTACCAACGTAGACCACACCGCCAGCAACTAAAGCGCGAAACGCTCTAATTTATTCACCATTGCAAAATTAGTCGTTTCCATTGGTTGCTGCAAAGACTTTAGAAGTAATTAGAATTTATTCACCAATTTAAATATATAGAATTATGAAAGCGACTAAAGTAGAAAACAGAGTTAGCGAACAAATCAACACAATCGAGAACGCCCAGAAGTTGGCAAAGGAACAGGAAAATCCCAGCTACACAAAGATGTTTTTGCCGTGGGTGGAAGAGGTAGCAGAAGACGAAGCAAAAGAACTTGCAAGCCGTCTAAAAGAAGTTTTAGACGACGCAAACGAAAGCGACGACCGCTACAAGCATCTTAAAACCGACTATGAGAAGGCAAAGGAACGTTTTGAGGCTTACCAGTTGGCAACCGCCAACACCGACAGACAGGCGCTCAAGGCGTTCAAAAAAGCGGTTGCGGTTGCGGTTGCAGAAGTCGCAGAACAAACCAATACGGCGACATGGTTCAACTATCGCCGCCTGTATGGTCTTGGACTTATAGACAAGCTGCCGAACATGGTGAACACCGTCAACAAGGTTAATTCCTTTGTTGTCAAGGCGTTCACATTCATGCAGCAGTATGCGAAACGCTCTAATGAGTTGGCACGCAAAGAGCGTGCGCTCAACGCTGCCGTAGAAGAGTTCGGTATAACAAGGGAACAGGCTGAAAAAATGTACCTTGCCGGAAAGCTCAAACTTTAAGCCGGCGCCGGACGTATCCAAGTGGAGCGGCAAACAGCCGCCCCACCTGGATTTTCCTTGCAATTCGTTTTGAGTTGCAAGCGTTTTTTTGTGTCCTTATTTTTCCTTACTGTTTTTCTCTGTTTTCTTATTTTCCCACACGTTTTTAGATACCTCATCGTGGTGTGTGGGTGTTCCTCGTTGTGCTTTTTTCTGCGCAACGTGCCAAAATCTAAAAGCAATCGATCTACAGATTTATTTAAATAAATGGTGATACGTGTCGGACGTGTCACGCCCTTTGTTATGGGATTTTGTAAGCGAGATTTTTCCTGTAAGGAAATAAACGGGAATTTCTCGAACTGCAAAATTTGAAACTTTGGGAGCTATTCATAATTCATATTCTACGTTTGGCACACATGGACGAGTTCCTAACGTGCTGCGCTTGTTACGGCTGCGCGCTCTGGTTAAAAAGCAGCCGTCACGGATAGTTATTGCTTATTCCGTGTGAGGTATCACCAAAAAATCTGCAATACGTTCATAAGGTTGTACGTAGAGCCTAACTGCACACAATGTGTGTGCGACGTGCGGGATTATCCCGTGAAAACGTGCGAGGAATTGGGCGGTTACTCGCTGCCGTTCTCTATGAGACGGCGACAATGCCCAAAGGGGTACGCTGTACAATATGGTGCAGCGTTCTGGGACACGCAAAGAGAGCGTGACTCCTTGGCAATGGCTGCGTGCGTGGTGACATTCACGCAGCTCCTATTATCAACCAAATAAAAATAGAATTATGTTCAAGAAAATTAATGGGTTCGGGGATAATCACCCTCTATGGTTCAGTATTATTTTTGTATCTGTAGTATTTGCAGCAACAATTCTTGGGGTTGCGCTCAGATAGTTCAGAGTCTAAAATTTCCCTACGCTTGTAGGGAACAATAACCAATAAATTATAAAATTATGGAAGAGAAAGAAAAAAGCGTAGCAACTGCAATGTACAATTATTTCCTTGAAACTCTCGAGGGCAAGCATCATTTTTTGAAGCCTGCGAACGGATACTCATTTCTTTACATTGAGGACGGCAAACTGATAGTATCAGGCGGAGGCGTTGAAACACACGCTATCAACATTGACAATAGAATGGATATGCTCCTTCTCACCTTTGCGTACTATCGTGTTTTCGTTTAACGCCTAAAATGGTAGCCGACAGGCTGCCAACTATTAACCAATAGAATTCTATGATTATGAAGAAAAGACAGATTATCTATTCAAGTACGATAATTGTGCTTGGAATTATTCAGCTGCTCCCGTGCGTGTTGCTTGTAAGCGGTACGATAATTGGAAATGTGCTTGGAATTTTCTACGCTCTGTTTGTGTGGTATCTTTGGACGAGTACGAAAAATGGTCGTTGGTTCAGCGTTGAGCTGTACCGCAGTACGCTGCGCTTGGAAAAATTTCTGCTCGGCTGTAACGTGGAGAGTGATTAGTACGATAATTGTGCTTGGAAACTTTCAGCCTAAATGCTGCCCTGCTATGTGGGGCAGTACGATAAATCAACCTTACAGAATTATGAGACAGATAGAAATGCGCAGAGTCAAGCGTGGCGAGTTTTTCCGCTTGGCAAATTCGGAGTCCGCTCCCGTTTGGGTGCGTGACGAGTACAACAGAAGTTCCAAAAAATTCGAGGCGTACAAGTACGACAATGTGAATTATTGGAGCGAATTCAAAGGTTCACGCCTTGTTTATGTGGATTTTGTGTTCTGAAAAATTCAGCCTAAAAAACTGCCTGCAAATTAGGCAGTACGATAAACAACTAATAAAAACAAATGAATTATGGCAACACGAAGAATTAAGTGCGAGGGTTCTCTGTTCATGGAGAGCGTATTCGCGAAGATGCAGGAAATCTACACACACGTTGAGTTCCTTGGTTACGACGGCAAATTCCTGACCGTGGCTTACATTGTCTAAAACCCTGTGCGCACGCAATATGTGCGCACGGACTATTAACCAATAAATTTTAGAATTATGACATTAAAGACATTCAAAGTACTCGACGCAATCAATCGTGAGGGATTGGATAACACTCAGTGGAATATCTACATGCACCTCGAACCTGCGAATACAGGAGAATTTTACGGAACGAACGAAAACCGCACGCTGCCCGCAGGCGTTTGGATAGGCGTGTACAAGAAGCGTGGCGATACGCTCTATTATTTCCGTTGGCTCAAGCCCGATTTGTGCCTTGATATATTCGAGGACGAGGAGCTGTTATTCTTCAACGTGAGCGATTAGCCTAAACTGGCAGTGTAACGCTGCCAACAATATCTAACCAAATAAATCACAGAATTATGACAGAAAAAAGACTCACAGAGGCGAGAAGACTCGCAAAGGAAATTCTCCCTAAGGTTCAGAAGATGCAGCGTGATATGTATTTTAACAATCATGTAGGCATGTGCATTGAGTTTTACTCCTCCGGCTACAGCTTTTATGTAGATGTTTGCAGCACGAGCGACAAGAAGGGCGATAGCAGGGATTTCTGCGTCGTGACTTTCAGATTTTACGATTTTTACGATGCAGAGGAGAACGACGAAACGTTCGAGAGCCTTGCGAAGTACGTAAAAGATAAGTCCGCAGCCTAAAAATCCCCACGATTGTGGGGTCTATTAACCAACCAAATCACAGAATTATGAACACAGAGAAAAATTTTGTAGTGCTTGAGTTTTACCCGAGTTTTACACCGAAAGTCGTGCGTGAGTTTGCAACCCGTGAGGACGCAGTGAAGTTTGCGGAGCTTATGAAGAAAAGCGAGACCGGCAGACATACCTATGCTGTATTTTCACGCATCGAGCCGTAGAGCCTAAAATCGGGCGGTACGATAATTCGTGCCGTCTGCCATTAACCAAACAGAATTATTATGACACAGAATTATTTCGTGTTCCCTCCTTTTGAGGTGTACACAGGCGAGCAACTTACAAAAGAAGTCAAACAGAGTTTAATTGCCCATGGTTTGAAATGCGTTGCGGTTGTCTTCAACTGCGAGAGTTATGAAGATTTCGAACGCAAATACTTCGGCAGATAGCCTAAACAGCGGAGATACAACTCCGCTACTATTAACCAAATAAATCATTGAATTATGCTAAGAGACAGAAATTGCGACAAGAATTTTGAACGTTCGTTGATGTATCAGATAAACAAGGCAAAGATTGCAGCCCGCAAGATGCACAACGCACGCATGACCGACTACAACAATCCGAAATCTGAGAATGATTTTCACGATGCTATGGTTGAGATTGTAGCCATTGCTTATCACGATTGAGCCTAAACAACCCGTTACGTTTTGTCACGGGTTCATTTTATCAACCATTTAAAATTTTAGGATTATGAAAAAGAACCCACGAGATTACAAAGTGAACGGCAAAATGTATGCTTACATCCTTGACTCCATCTCTTCCGATGATGTAGATGTAGAGTCTATGTCCGACAGGGAGCGCATTGAGTTTGCGCTTGACACGTTCTACGCAGAAAAGTTTAAAAATGACAGACGCAGAATGTCCGCTCTTGATTTGCTGACTGAATGGATTGCCGGTCTTTGCTCTACCGTGAACGTAGCCTTTACGAACTATGACATTGCCAAGGTTGGCACGGAGTGGGGTTATTGCAGAACAGACGCAAGAACCTCGCAGTTTGTACGTACATGGTTTGAGCGCATCGCCAATGGTATTCTGCGCCTTGCGAAGATTTACGGCGTAGATATGAGCCGTTTCCGTCGCTAATGCCTTAAAATCCTGCGTGACGATTGCACGCAGGAACAATTACAAACCAACAAAAATAAGATTATGAAGAAAAGAACTTACAAAACACTCGTCGGCTTGCTTAGAGCTGCCGATGCAGGAGAATTCACGATGAACGATTTTTTGAGCGGACAAATCTACAATAATAAGCATTATAAATGGCATCCGTTCGAGCTTACCGACAGCGCTCTGCGTGAGCTGTCTGACGGCTTCTGTCAAGCGCTGGGCTGTCAGAAAAGAAAGTACGACGAGGTATTCCACAATATGAAGTACGGCAGAATCGAGAGATGTGGCATACTTTCTCGTCTGTGGGTTGAGCTGCGTAGCAACAAGCCGAGCTTTACCTATTGCGTAGGACAGGACGGAGATTACGAGTATCCGCTTGTCAAGAGAATCCTGTATCGTGGTTATTGAGCCTCAACAAATCTGTGCAGCCTACCTGCACAGAACAACGTTTAACCAAATTAATTTCTGAATTATGGCAACAAAAAGAGCATCCGAAAGGAGAAGCAGAACGCTTGCGCAGCAGGCTAAGTCCTACGAGGTGGCAGACGAGTACGAAATGATGCAGATAATGCACAACTCGTGGATAAACGGCAATTTCTCCGACTTCAAGCATTATTACAGAGTCTTGAGAATGGAGGACAGACGCAAGTTTGTACACTATCTCTACAACAGCACCGACGAGGGCACATTCTACAAAATGATTGACTCGCTCATGTTCGGTTAGCCTAAATCAATCCTCACTATCACGGGTGGGGATTTCTATTAACCTAACTATAGAATTATGACAAGAGAAGAATTTATCGAAAAGTGCAACCATGTTGTTCGCAACTACAGGAATGTAGAGGAGTTCAACAAGTGTATCAACCAAATACTTGACTCTGGCTGCATTGACCTCGACAATGTTCAACAGGACTACACTCCAGCCTTTTGGGTTGTAGGTGCGTTGTTTCAGCGGTCAGCCGACCAGTGCGTCAATGGGAGCGTTTTCGAAGAAAAGCGCAGAAAAGACCGCAGGGAATCGAAAAATATTGCGGAGTTTATTCCGTGGTGGTTTTTATAAGCCTAAAAGACTCTCCCTTGTGGAGAGTGCAAGTATAACCTAAAAACAAAGAATTATGGAAAAGAATATTGTAGAAGTTGTTATGAACAACAAAGGCGAGGTTGTCGAGAAGGTAGCCGACTACATCGGTGTTTTCAGTTTCGCTAAAACGATAGAAGCTCTTTATCGTGAGTGTCTTGAAGACTGCGACAACCCAGAGGATATAGAGGAATACATTGCCGATTTGTACGGCAAGAATATCCAGTCTCTTGCGCGGGATTTTGCTCTTGAATCAAATAGAGACTTGAAGGAATATCTTCACATGAACAATCATAGTATGCCTGGAAATTTCGCAGACATCGAGGACGATTATCCCGCTCATATTACGGGTACACGTTGGCCTTCTGAGTATGCCGGAGATGATTACTTCCGTCTGTTTCCTCAAATGGTTGCTCGTTTGGATTCCGCAGAAGACAGCGAGCGAGCTGAAGAGGATGGAGCATATCTTGAAGATTGGTTTTTCGATGCCTTCGGTACATACAACATCAAGTACAATTTCAGCAACTGGCTTTCTGAGATTGTGTACATGCGCGAAGAAGAACAGGCTATCGCCTAAACTGCCTCCCTTTTGGGAGGTACGATTAACCAACAAACAGAAGAATTATGGCATTACAATGGAAATGGACTGACAAGATGGGCAAGGCAATCATCCGTCAGGACGAGAGGAAGTACGAGATTGGCATCTACGGCGGCAACGCTCTTGCGATATTCATCAGTGAGGACAAAGACTCATACCAGCTCTACAATTTCATTACGGACGAAAGACATCTCGGCATTATTAAAGAGAATGAGTTTAAGATGTTCTACGATGAGGTGGTGAGCATCGAGCTGAACGTATGCAACAAGAACGCGCTGAAGATACTCCCTCTCCTCGCAAAGGAGGCGGGCGAAGTGCGCTGCTACTACAAGGAGTCAGAGTAACATGGCTTATCCGTTGGGGAAAGAAACCACAATCGGAGCGACACCGACAACGGGGCAATATTAACCCTAAAAAGAATAGAATATGAGTAAAGATGTTATCAAAACCGAAGAAATCGGCGATTACAGAATTAAGATTTATCTCGATGATTACGTATCATGCCCGTGTGAGAACTGGGATATGGTTGGCTTTCATCTTTTCGAAAGCGACAGAAGATTGTCGGAAGCCTCAAACTATGATGAGCTTTTCTATTCAAGTGACCATTCGCTTGCTGACGCAGTATGCGAGCTTGCTTGCAAGTATGTACCGCAGAAGAAATTCATCGAGTACATCAACGAGCACCTTAGCGACTCTCTACGCTTTCGTTACGACCGTTCGGACCGAATGTGGTATCTTGAGCGTTATTTCGGATACGGAAACGAGGAAAGACAATGGCATGAGATGCAGAACTTTACGCCCGATGAGGTGCATGACGGCATCCGTAGCGAACTCTCAGAGGCTCTTGATGAGGAGGATTTTACCTATCTCCTCTCGAATTGTCAGACGGAGATTGCAGTGCATGAATGGTCGTCATCCGGCTACTGCCAGGGCGATTACGTTGAAGGCTTTTCGTATTGCACGAAGGAACGTTTCAAAGAGCATTTCGGCGACATAAAGAACTGGCAGGAACGTGCCGTTTCCGCTATGGAAAGCGAGGCTGAGTGTATCGGCAAATGGATGTGGGGCGACGTGATAGGTTTCGTTCTTGAAAAGAAGGTGCGTTACACTAAGGTCTACGAGGACGGCGAGAGAGCGGACGAGGACGATTGTGACTGGGAGGAGGTTGACTCCTGCTGGGGCTACTATTGTGACGAGGACGAGCTGATATAGAAAGTAATCGACGAACACCACTTGCAGCCGAATGTTGCAGCCTAAACAAAGGAGGCTTATGCCTCCTACAATAACCAACAATAAATAATTATGATTACAAGATTAGAAGTAGCGCCATGTGGCATTGGAGATGTTTTCGGTGGTAGAATGTGGTTTTGCGTGAAACCAGATAACCCTCGCGAAGTTGCACGATTTTGCACGAAACGAGAGTGTGAGCAGTATATACGCAAAGAGCACCATTCCGACCCTCGCCTCCTGAAAGTATTACGCAACACTCATGGCAGAGCATTTATTTACGCCTAAATCGAGGGAGGCATATCTCCCTCACAAAAACCAAATTATTGTGATTATGAAAGACAACAAGTATTTCTGCTACACCATCGACAATAGCGGTGAGCGTGGCTTTCAGAGAATTGACAAGGAGTATGCAATCCAGCTGAACAACATGGGTCGGTGGTTTTACAAACTTCCCTTTAAGGTCGTGAACTCCCTCACGAAAGCATTGCGATGGAAGTATCATCTTCGGGATTAGCCTAAACGGACAGCTTGCGAGCTGTCACAATAACCAAAAGCAAACGATTATGAGAAAGAATTGCAAATGTTACCTGTTTTATGTAAACTTCGGCGCTACAACGTTCTATCACGAGCTGACTCCCGAAGAAGCACGCCGAAAGATGCACGAGTATGCAAGGGAATACCGTCAGGTGTCCGTTCATGTTTTAAAGAATCCGTCCACACGTCTTGTTGGAGTCGAAGCAGAAGATAGGGTGTCGCTCGACATCATTTAGCCTAAACGCCTGCATGATGCAGGCTCTACAAACCATTAAGCAACAATTATTATGACAAAAGATTTTGAATTATTGAAGAAACCTACAGATGTAATCTACAACGGCATCCGTACAAGCATTGAGTCCTATCGTATATATCGCCCATCATGGGCGTATGAAGGCACGGACGAGGAAGCGGAAGCTACCCTGCGTGACTTCTACGACTCTATGGGCACGCACTTCTATGAGCTTAATGTCGCGCAGATGACTCCTGACATGGTAGACTGGGAATACGACTATGTGCGTATAGACACGAGCGACATTCCCGATTATGTCCGTGACCTCAACGAGATTGTAAGCCTTACGGATGTTGATGTTCCCCGTGACATCTACGATTTGAGCCGTGACGAGCTTGTTTCCCTACGCAATCAAATCTGTATCGGCTCAGACTATTACTCAGACTTCAACAATGACCAGTTCGTTCCTCGTGACGAGGTGATGAGTGAGTCGGAGGACTTTCTTAGGCATCAAATTGAGGAGTACGGAGAAGTTGGATGTGACGAGCATCTGACGGCGGAAGAATTTGCGGATTATTTCTGCGGAGTAGCCTAAAGCGAAGGGAGCAATCCCTTCGGCAAGTTTAACCAAAATTACAGAAATTATGAAGTATTATGTTTCAATTACAGAAACGCTCAATAAAATTGTGAGCGTAGAAGCGAATAGCGTAGAGGAGGCGGTAAATAAAGTTACAGAAAAGTATCATGCCGACGAAATAACACTCACCTCTAAGGATTATATCGACGGCATGGTAGAAGTCGAGGAGGAGCAGGACTACTATCGAACTATTGATGCTATGCGCCACATCTACGAGCACGTGGATTAGCCTAAAAAGCGCAGCTAACGACTGCGCACATTAACCAAAACATAAGAATTATGAACAACGTAAGATTTATTCCAGGACAATATGAATGGCATCTCGTTGATGAGAAAGACAACGTGCTTCTCAACATTCCTGATGATTTCATTTACGATTGCGAGACAAAGGCTGATTTGGATTTCGTTATAGGAGACATTCCAAGACAGGCATTGCAAGCAGTCGAAGAAGGAGAAGAACTCTATGGATGTGACGTAAACAAATACGTCAGCGACATAGATGATGAATGCGTAACCAAGCTAATGATAGATACCCTATCAGAATACCTCGGGTTTACAGCCTAAAAGCCGTCTGAAGACGGCACTACAAACCAAAACTTTAAGAATTATGTATGTATCAGAACTATCGAGAGAACAACTTGTAGAGTTAAAATCCACCATGCTCGAAGCCATACTCGGTTACGAGCCGTCATACGGAGAGCTTGCCATTGCTGACGAGCTTGTGTCTGACGAGCAGGTGGAAGAGGAGTACGGAGGCGTATGTTTCACGCCCGACGACTTCTGGTGTTAACCTACGGCAGCGCAGCCTGAAAAGGCGTGCCGGAAGACCATATTTATTTCAACAGTAGTAACAGATCACGAGTCTCCCACTGACGCGAGTGGACTCGTGATCTCCACAACTGTTTCACATCAGCATCGTACAGATATGCGCCGAGGTCTTCGGCACGCCACATTTATTAACCAAAAAAAATACGAAAAATATGAATAGAATTATTGAAGATGTAGGGGGAATGGTCTACAACGGAGCAAAGTTTTACATTAATCTTGAAAAGCGTTCGCTGTCCGTAAACGGCAAGTATCTGATAAAGGACGGAAAGCATGAGCTTCCGCTCGGATGCTGGCACAAAGAAGATTTCCCCGAGGAAAAGATGTTCAAATCTCTTGAACTCCGCTATCGCGACTACAAGCACTCGATACCATCAGAGCGTTCGGAGTCGCACCGGCGCAGATACTTCAAGGCATTACGAGAGGACGAGCTATCCGACGAGGATATGATGTACGGAGTGCCGCGCGAGTTCGCACGCTACGAGCTTGAATCGTTCTTACTTGCAATGATTATGATTGGAGCGTTAAAATGGCACGAGGAGTGGGGCAGCTGGTTCTACCAATCTCCCAACGACAAGGACTTGATTATCCTGCGTTCATGGGTTGAACCAAGCAAATCGTAGCATTTGGTCGCAGATGGTAGCATTTGCTATAAACCGCCTAAATCAGAGTGGGATGTAAATCTCACTCACATTTTTTCAACCAACTTTTTTAACAATTTAAAAATTATAGAATTATGAAAAGAAATGTAATGATTTCAGGTGAGTTCACTATCAACGAGGTAGCAAACGCTAACGGCGCAGGTCAGCAGAAACCCAACAAGAAGTCGGCACAGGCACGTATCGAAGCTCTCAAGGCTGCGGGCGTGGATGTTTCCAACTACTTCCCTATGGGCGAAGAGATGATTGTCCGTGTCAAGGACGGCGTTCCGACACAGGTGCTTGACGACGACCCTGTTTTCTCTCGCATCATGGAAGGATGCTACATCGCTCACGGCAAGCTCTATCGCCGTTGGGTTATGGCGCAGATGTTCCACATGCTCCGAGAGATGAACGAGGGCAAGTGGGATTCTCCCAACTTCACGGAGGTCTTGCAGAACCGCGGATACGAGTATTCGTGGAAGATGGTAGAGCAGGAGATGCTCGCCCAGTATAAGATGCTCAAGCACGGCGACACAGAGTCGTTTGGCGAGCGCAACCGCTGGTTCGACAAGGACGTTGTGACTGAAATGGCAGAGGACTACCTCGACCACCTCCGCAAGGTTGTTGGGGAAATCAAGGAGCGTAAATGCCGTGGTCGCCTCTACAAGCGCATCTTCGGCAAGAACGTATTCTCTGACGAGATTGAGAACGTTGTGTTCGCTCCGATTGCATGGGCTATCAGAGCAATCGGCGATTCCAAGTCTGCATATCAGCTCTACAAGGCTGTCGCAGCATTCAACCGTGACCGTCACAATCTCCGTTGGCAGACCAAGCAGTCAAAGGCGTTCACCGATGCCTACAAGGGTTCTGGTGCGTACTTCACGATGAAGAACCTCATCCTGTTCCACGGCGCACGCTTCAACGGCTGCACCACGGCAAAGCAGTCGCTCGTACGCATGGAAAATCTCGCCTCGAACCTCGAAGGCTGGGAACTCCTCGGTGCAATGAAGCAGCTCATCAAGGACTCTGGCATCTCTGTCGAAAAGAAGATTGCCGAGTGGAAGAAGTAATCCGCAGCTAAGAAGGAATTGCCGTTCCGTCTGCGGTGGCTCGGCATCATTTATGAAAGCTTCGCAGAAGAAGGTCCCTTACCCGCCTATCGGTCAGGCAAGGGACCTTCCTTGCAAGCTTTGAAATCACACGCTTACAGACAGGCACCCGTCCGTGAGCCGCAGACAAGCCTAAACCTATCCGTTGTTCAGCAGCAGCGGATAGTCCATCAAACCAAAATTTGTTTATTATGAAGTACAGAATTGTTTTCTACACCTTCGAGTACGAGGGTGTGAACGCAGCGTTGGACAAGTCAATGCCTATGTCACGCTATGCCTGCCGTAAGTATCTCCGCGAAAACGGATGGAAGTACGAGAAATCAAGATGGCGCAACGGCTTCGGTTCGTTCGCCGCCATCGTGGAGTACAAGACACGCTCCGCAGCCTAAACCACAAGTGGTTACACATCGTAACCGCTTGACTTATTTACAAACCATTAAATAACAATAGAATTATGAAAGAAGATAAGATTTTAGAGATGTTTTTCGCCCCCGAACGCTGGCAGTATGCAATCGCCAAAGGTGTTGTCAAGGACATATCCAAGGGCGTGCTCTATAAGCTCACCAAACCCGAGGCGCGCGCACTCATGTATCAGCGCATCCGTGACGGCAAGTACAAGATAATGCCGCCACATACAGCGCAGATACCGAAAGATAACGGCGAGTTCCGTACTGTATATGTGAACGAGCCTGCCGACCGAGTGTTGCTCTCCATCGCCAACGACCTTCTCTTCGAGCTTATGCCCGAGATGGTTCATCCGAGCTGTCGCTCGTATCAGAAAGGTATCGGCTGCGGTAAGGTGGTACAGGAGGTTTCACGCTGTATGTGTGCGTTGCAGACCCCCGATGTGCTCGGCTTCAAGTCCGACCTGTCGAAGTATTTTGACAGTGTTCCGTTGGAGTTCGTTGACGCAGCTTTTGACAAGGTGGAGGAAAAGTACGGACACTCGGCTCTGATAGACGTTCTTCGCGACTACTACCACTCCGACCTGTACTTCACTCCCGAAGGTGAGCTGCACGAGAAGTATCAGTCGTTGAAGCAGGGTTGCTCCGTAGCCTCGTGGCTCGCAGACGTAATCCTGTATCATATCGACGAGAAGCTATCGCAGCTCGAAGGCTATTACGCCCGATACTCCGACGATATGCTTTATGTCGGTAGTGACTACGTTAAGGCGATGCACATTCTTACGGAGGAGCTTGGCAATATGCAGATGAAGCTCAACCCGAAGAAGGTGGAGTATCTTGACGCAAACCATTGGTTCAAGTTTCTCGGCTATTCAATCAAGGGCAGCAGCATATCGCTTTCCTCTACACGCATCAAGACGTTTCAGAAGGAGATAGAGTCGCGTTCGTGCTGTAGACGGGGTGCAACGCTCACTACATCGGTAAACATGATTAACCGATACCTCTACAAGGGTTGTGACGGTCACTCATGGGCAACGCAGGTTCTCCCAATCATCAATGTGAAGGAGGACATCGACACGCTGTCTACGTTCATTCTTGACGCTCTGCGTGCTACCGCAACCGGCAAGCGACGCATCGGAGGTCTTGGCTTTGCCAAGGAACAGAAGGTGGGATGTATCTCACGAGGACGAGGAAAGAATGTCACAACTAACAGAACTAAGACACCCGAGCGTATTGACGGCTTCATGTCACTCGGTCTCATGCGCAACGCATTGCTGACCTCGCGAGCTGCATACGACACGCTTGTAGCCAATCTCTGACAAACGCCTAAAAACGGATGCAGTCCAAACGCTGCATCCACAACCAAACCAATATGAATTTCCGAGAACACGGAACTGCGCAGAGCAGGACGCCACATTTATATACCCGCCTCAAAGATACGGGATACACTCTGGACAATCCAGAGTGTATCCCGTATCCTAAGGCTGGTACAATCAAAACCTTACAGAAATGTTCCACGGCGTAATGCCTGTGCAAGGCGGCGCACACCGCCCTCGGCTTGAAGAATGGCATCCGTTTAGCGCTCAGGTTGCTAACGATGACGACGTCTGTGCGAACAAACAGACGTCGTCATCGAGAAACCTGACCTACATCACTCGTTTACATCCATGTGCCACAGCCATCGTTCAAGCCCACTCACGTCAGCGCAGACGTTCGTCTTCCCCGAAGGAGTACATTTGCTACACCAAGCTTACACGCGGCGCTTGGATGTTCATACATCCCGCTCGCCGCGTGCTTCGCTTGAGTTCGACCAAAATCTTACAGCCATGCGCCACACTCCTTGTGGAAGACAAGCCATTGCAAGCCTAAATCGGGCGCGATGGGGAGACAACGTTTATATCCCAGTACATAAGGGCTGGGTTGGTGCCGGTTGCAACAACCGGCGCACCCAGCCCCACTACTGGGCTAAATCAAACACCTACAGCAATGCACCCGTCTCCAATCGTGCCCACAATACAACCAACGGAATTTTGCGGTTCCTTATGACGTGCCGTGCAGCCGACTTTAATGATACAGATTCGTATCATCCGCCGTACACCAGGTGGATACCTGGCTCCCGGCCGATTTCTCATCTGTATATATCAATTCCTTACAGTCACGCAACACGGCTACAGGCACGTCATTACTTTAAAAAGTGCTGCATTTATTCGTGAAATAGCGATAAAATCACTACCTTTGCATTATAAACCAATCGCAAACCAATCACGAACCAATCAGCAATGTTTGCCTTAACAACCTCGTATTGTAGAGGTCGCTATTAACCAATAAAATAGATAAAATTATGACAGTAACAAAATTTGTAAGAGCGCAGGACATTCTCAAGGAGAAAGGGTTCAAAGCGCCACCGTTCGATACGGCGGGATTTCAGAACGCAGTCGTGGAGTTCTTCCAGAAGAACGATGTGTCTGCGAAATTAGCCATATTCGGAGTTCGTTTCGTGGATTATGAAGGTACGCCCAAATGTGGATTTTCAGATTGTTCACAATACAGCTCTTGTGAAACATGGTGGGACGGAAGAAAAATCTTCAATTATGACCTTCCCGACTATTTGGATTGTCGTATAGGTTATCTTACCACTACGGGATTCAGCTCTCCGTTTTTCATCGTGGACGAACCGTATCTGACCAATGCTGTAGCCCTTCTTAAAATGGCAGGGTTCATTGTTGGAAGAAAGCGTAGAGTTGGAGGAGTTCCGACCTATGACATCACCCTCGTCTAAACATTAACCAAGCCCTATACGCATCACGGTTAAGCGATATGAAATGCCCAACAACAAGAAACAGGAGAATGTGGATGACATCCGTAAGGACTTCGCAAAGCGGGTCTACGACCTCTATATCAATGCCGCCAACGGAAAGATTGATACCTACGACAAGTTTCTGACTCGTTTGGAGTGGCTCGAAATAGACTACTCCGACGCATTGTCCCCGTACGGAATATACGAAAACCTGTGTCCTGACGACTTCGATTTGGTGAAAATGGCGATAGAGGAGGGCACACCCCTCAAGGACTTCGCCTATCAATGGTTGAACATATACAACATCATTGAGTTCGCCAAAGTGGATACAAGTTCGCTCGTGCCTCCAACATCCGACGATTAATCAAAACGGCAGGGTTGAACCTGCCACCAAGTAAACCATATTATAAACAAAAAAAACAGAATTATGAAAAAATTATTTTCTATGTTAGCCTTCTTTATGATGGCTATGTGTGTCCTTACCCTGTCCTCATGCGGTGACGATGATGAGAATGAATCCAAAGCGAATACAGCCGAAATCTTAGGTTCTTGGGAAGAAACTACAGTAAAATCAGGAGAGAACTCTACTGTCAAGGTGATTACAACTTGGACTTTTAATGCAAACAAAACAGCTACAGAAAAAGTTGAAGCTTATACCACAACGGTTTATACGGATAAGACTAAGCTCTTTAGTCTGACATTTGATTTTACCTATGAATACAACGGAAAGACGGTGAAACTAACCAGTACCGACCCAACGGTCAAAGAACCTGTATCTTACTACACAGTAGAGATAAGCGGAAATAAAATGCGCATGGGTAACGAAAAAGGTGGATATTTTAATCTCACTAAGAAGTAGTCTAAGATTTAGTATCAACTATTTTCTATTAGTAGAACACAGCAGCCATCCATCACTTAGGCGGGTGGCTGTTTTTGCCTTTTTGCTAAAATATAAACTTCTTATTTCACTTTCGAGGCTTTATTTTGCCTAAAACAGGCCCTCATTAAAGGGTCGCAATTTAACCATTTAATTCATTAATTGTTGTAAAACCACTGCGCCCATACCGAAGTAATATTATAAATAATATTAACTTTGCGTTGCAGGCGCACTAAATTTCAAAAATTATGACACAGCTACTTAGCACAAGACGCTGGATGGACCTGCTAACTCCCGAGCAGCAGAAAACCTACTCCAGCGCAATCCGAAAAGGTTACTTTGCGACTTATGACGGCTATCGTTGGCGTCACGAGTTCTATGGAGCTTTCATCTGGAAACACCCTGGACGCGTGAAGATCATTGATAAATTCAAGCAGGTTATCGGTCGCGCACCATTGTGGGAGGACATCACGGACGACAATCTGCGAGACGTGAAGGAAGAGCTGGACGCTTCCTATGCGCCGAACTCCGTGCGCACAATATGCGCAGAGATTAACGCAATCATCCGTGAGAACGCAGAGTCGAAAGACATTCCTTCCATGTCCTACGCCCGTGTGCTGCGTGCAAAGAAGGTGGTGGTACAGTCCGTGTTTCTCACCGACGAGGAGATACGCAAGATACACGAGTATCGCCCTAAGACTGTGCGCAGACGGCATGCAAAGCGCATCTTCATGCTTGAATGCCTTTGCGGAGCACGTTTCTCCGACTGCCTGCGTCTCTCGCCCGTAAACCTCTCTCCTGATGGTCGCACCCTGACTTATGTATCAAAGAAGACAAACCATGAGGTGACGGTTCCCGTGCACCCGTGGCTAAGAGAGTATCTCGTTCCGTCTTCACCTATCGAACCGCAGTCACTTGCAGTCCCTTCCTACAACGACGCTATACGTTTCTTCTGCCAATCATGCGGTATCGACCAGCAGGTTAAGGTGTACCAGGCAGGTCGCGAGCAGACAGGCCCGAAGTGGAAGTTTGTATCAACACATACAGGTAGACGCTCGTTTGCAACCAACCTGTCGTTGAAGAACGTACCGTTGGAGCAGATAGCGTTGATGATGGGTCACTTCACGGGCAACGCCCCGGATGTTTCCATGACGCAGCGATACATCGTGACGCGACTCCAGCTGTCGCCCGCAGCGTTCCAAGCGTTTATGATTCCTGGTTCCGAAAGAGCGGCGGCAGAGAACGAGGCTTACAACAACCCGACAAACGATTTTGACGACTTCGACGACTTCGATATTCCCGAGGACGAACAGCTCGTTATACCCGAGAGACCGCAGACCGAAGCATCGTAAACTATTAACACAACCTCAGCCCTACCGCAACACGGACAAGCGGAATGATTATGAAAAAAATGTATTTTACGAGCAAGAAGAGTTTTCTTGTTGAACAGAACCCTGACGGAACGTTACTCATTACCAAGACTTCAACAATGAAGCCTTTGGAAAACGCAGGCTCGTTCATCGTCTCGCAAGGAGGCATCGAAACCATCCTCTCGAAGTGCAAGGAAGTCACCGACGAGGAGTTTCTTGAAGACCGCAAGCAGCTCCTTATGCGCAACGAGCAGGCAAAACTGCGCTCCCAGGAACTCGCCCTTGCCAACCGCAAGCGTCACGAAGAGGACTACAAGGCTGTATTCAACGACAGCACAGTTGAGACGACAGCGGAGAATATACGCATACTTCTATGCTACCTCAACGACATCAACTGGGGAGTATGGCAGCTTCCGTCGATGACCATCGGCTACACCTGCAATCAGTATGACTGCGACGGCAAGACCGCAACGACCATCACCCTCGACACTCCTATAGAATATCGTGGCGAGCAGGTATCGCAGTTCCAGCACGGAGCACCAAGCGGACACCTCCGCAACTATCGTAGAATATAACAAAAAAATAAAACATATTATGAAGAAGATAGAAATGACAGAGTTCATCAATAGTGTGGCAACATTTAACGCTGATCCTTATTGCGTAGAGGATGAAGTTATGGCACAGGAGCTATTCGATGAGACACAAGGAGAGTTGGAAGAAATCACAGATGTTGATGATTTCGAGGATGCAGTTCTGAAGCTGGACCTTGAAGGTCGCTCACCTAAGCGCATCTATCGTTGTGGTACAGCCCTCGTATGCTTGTCAACTGATTTCGATTAAGCAATTTATAAAAAACATTAAATCCTCGACATCACACTATGGGCAAAGAAAAATTTGTACTCCAGCCGTCCAAGGAAATGCAGGACGGCTGGGTAGCCACCGATACAGAGAACGGCATCGTGCTGCGCTTCGAGAACCACAAACTTGAGCAAACACTGCGCTGCACACCGCTCCTCACAGACGGACGCGAGCCGACCGCAATCGAGCTTGCAACCGCAATCAGAGAGCTGCTTGACTGGCTGCGAGAAGAACATAAGGACAAGGTATCCTGATACCATTTTATGCGGTCGCATAACTCGCATTTTATATTGCCTGAATAAGCATGAAATCCCGTTTGTACAGCGATGTGCAGGCGGGATTTTTTATGCTCCTAAAACCACCGAAAATATGCCAAATTATGCGATCGCATAAGTCGCATAAAACATGGTATTTTATATATAATTTTTATCGTTGTAAACGCTTGGTTATCAATATGTTATTATATGTTTATGCAACCGCATGCAATCGCATCTATTATATATTATATATATAGTATATATTCATACTAACGTATTCATATATCCTATACACATAATATATAATTTTTCTCTTTGAAAGAGAGAGCGATTTTTTGGTGTTGGAATTGGGTGTCGGAATGGTCGTTGAGAGGCTACGCCTTGTCGCTGTTGACGTAATCAATAATCTTGCGCACGGCATCGTCAATTCGTTTCGTGCCGTAGGCGATGTAGTGGTCGGTCACGTCCGCCCAGGAGTGCCCGAGGCAAAGGGCAATAGTTTCGCGAGGTATCTCAAGTTCCGCGCCGATCGAGGCGAATGTGTAACGTGCGGTGTACACCGTCATGCCTTCCGCGATCGGATGCCAGACAATCTTGCGCAGCCTGCCCACCTTGTCAGGAACAATCTCCTTGCGCCCGATTTTCTTGAGCGCGTCGTTCCAGTGATGGCAGAAGTCGCGGTAGTTCGCATAAGCGTCAAGAGGACACAGAAGCCACCCCTTGCCCTTGTAGCGTCTGATTATTTCCATCGCCTCGGGAGGTACGGGTATGTCGTACAAGTGTCCAGTCTTCGCCCTCTTGTACCTGATACGTCCGTTGTGTACGTTGGACGGCTTGAGCGTAAGCAGGTCTATTGGGTTGATGCCGCAAAGGTAGAACGTCAACATGAACAAGTCGCGGTATATGCGCTGCCAGTCCTCAACCTCGCAATCCCTTATCTCCCTCAGCTGCTCAACGCTGATGTTGTTGATAGCTACCTTCTCCTGCTTAATCTTGTACCGCCTGAATGGGTAGTTTGTTGTCAGCTCGTTGTCTATCGCCCAGTTGAACACCGTGCGTATGTTGCGCAGCATGATAGCCTTGTAGTTCACGCTCGCTTCGCCCATGTATCGCTCGAAGCCGTCAAGCCATGCTTTGTCTACACTGCCGAATACCGCTCTGCCGTCATACTCGCGCACCTTCCGTGCCGACATTCGGTAGAGGTCTGCCGTTCCTTTGCGGCTCTTTGTGTCGGCGAACCTTTCGATGTAGTCCGCAAGACACGTCGCTTTCTCCTCATGCGCCTCGCCCGATACCAGGGCTGTCAGCTCTCTCTTCATCTTTGCGAGGTCGGTGCCGGCATTGTTCAGCAGATACGCCTCCACATCGTCAATGATGCTCGTCAATCTTCTGAGCTTCGCCCTGTAGTTCGTTTCTTTAGGCGACATAGAAAGACCCGAGAACGCAGTCAACACGTAGATACCTGTTGACACAACGAACTCCTTACCGTCATTGCGGAACAAAATCTTCACCGCAATTCGTCCGTCCTTACCCCTCTTGCTCTCTTTAGCTGCGATATAATACTTCATAGTTTTTTGGTGTTTTTTTGTTTCGGTTTTTGCAAATATACCCATAAAACCCGAGAAAAACAACAAGATTTTCGGTTGAAATGGGCCTGTTTGTGGGACTCTATAATTCAGAAGTCTGTAAAACACTAATCTCCAACGACTTGCGGTGCTGCAAGAAAGTTTCCCAAGCCAGAGGTCACGGGTTCGAACCCCGCTTGCCGCTCTTGATTGTAAAG